TTATCTGTCGATTTTCTTCTGTCGAATATCAACGACCTTGCCCTTCCGGCCGTCGAGGTATTCCTTTTTCTTGGAATCGGAAGGGTGCATATACACGTCGGTGGATCTCCCGTCCTTGTGCCCCAGGATCTCCTGGATATACTTCTTCGGGGCTCCTTGCTCGGCAAGCTGAGTGCCCAGGGAATGACGGGTAGCGGCGTAGAGGTCTTCCGGTACGGTCGTGTGCCGGCGCCACCGTTTACGGCAAAATTCGGGGAGATATCCTTTCCCCGTGGCGGGGTTGATGAAGATGAACCGGTCGGCGTCGATGTCGTTTCCCATGGCCTGCAGGATGAGCTCGTTCGCCCTTTCCGACAGGACACGCCAGGTCTTGTTCTTCCCCTTCGTGGTGTCGATGAGGATGCCGCGGCTGTACGTCCTCTGCACGAGGATGCGGCCCTTCGAATAGTCTCCGATCTTGAGGGCACAACCCTCGGCGGGCCTTAACCCGGCTTCCATAAGGAATTCGAAGAAATCACGGTAGGGCTCGGGGATCTTCAAGAGCTGCTCCTCCTGCTCGTCTGTCTCAAGGGCGGTCCGCGGTACGCTGTCCGGCTCCTCGATATCGGGCATGACCGGACATTCCTTGAGATCGCCCCACCTCACGAGCCAGTTGAAGAAGGCGCGCAGACAGTCGACCATGTTCTTCTTGTATTTCGAAGAGAGCTTGGAGGGCAGGGCATCGTACCACTTCTGGAGATGCTTCATTCTGATGTCCCGCACGTCCATGTCATAGAGGGGAGGGAAGTGGACCCGGTAGTAGACGTCATACACGTGCTGAGTCCCGGGGTGGTTCCGCTTGGCCTTCTGCTCCTGGAACTTCTCAAAAAGGATGGTAAAGCGCCTCTCGTTCGTGTTGATCGGCATCCACTCGGAAGGGTCAAAGGTGTGCGCCTTGATCGCCCGGTTGATCTCCACCTGGGCTGACATGGCGGTCGTGACGGTGTACGGTTCCCCTTCCTTGTCATAGAAGAAGCGGTATCTTTGTCCCTGGTGGTCGATGCGGAAAAAGACCTTTTTGTAGCCGCATGAGCATGTCTCGGCAAGAATATCCCGCTTTTTGCCACACTTCTGGCAGGTGATCGTCCCCTTGAGATGCATGAGGGGATTATAGAACTGGGGTCGAGGATCTGTCAATTCAAATTCCTATTTTGGGAAGAGATGCCTAAAACACCCTTTCACTTGACATCGATGCCGTGGTCAATTATCCGTCAAGCCGTTGTTACCTGGTAGACCTCTTCCACGAGGGGCACCCTGTAACCCGTATTTAAAATTATCACGCCCCAAACGATGTCCCCGTTCTTCCTGAACATCGGCTCTATCGACAGGAACTTCTTCCCGGGGACCGCGAGGAACTCAGGGATCTTGCTGTCGGCCTCGTCCTGGTTGCAGATCGTGAGGCCGAGGTAGACATGATCGTATTCTCCCCTCCATCCCACAATGGCCTTAGCCATGATATGAGGCCGTTTTGTCAGGATTAGAAAGGTGTGCTGTCTTGCCAAGGCCATATTAATGAGCGCCTGATTTTGGAAATCAAACGGCACATCCTCATGAAACAAATCGTTCCACACCGCGAACACGGTCGGCTTCCGCGTCCGCAGGGGGATGTCGAGGCGGTCAGGGTGCGGTGTCACCTTCTCCGGCCACCGGTGGAATCGTTTCCCCATTGCCATTGACCAGCAGTGATCACACCCTGGCGAGCAGGGGGTACAACCGTCGACGAGAGACCACGGGCGATCCCAGTATCTGCCCTTTGAGTTATCCACGTTCTCTTGCCTCCTTATTCTTTCCGAACACCGCAACCTCCAGCTTCGCCAGGGCGAATACGCTCGGTTTCAGCTCGGCCGGTGTCTCGGCATATTTGACTCTGTTCAGGTGCAGCAGTTCCGCCCGGCTTACCAGCGCCAGGTTCTCCAGGTCGAAATTCCTCTTGTCGCCATCCTTGAATACGACCGCCATTCCCTTGGGTACCGGGCCGTGGGCCTGCTCCCATATGACGATGTGCTTGAGCTTGTAGCGTGTCGGGAAGCCGGTGTAGGGATCGGTCTCCGCGATCTTCACGAGGATATACCCGTCCTTCGAGTCGATGCGCTCTGTTCCGATCGGTTTCCTGCTTCTCGGTACGTTGCCCTTCTTGAAGCTGGTCTTATTCGGGCGCATGACTCCCTTGGTCCCTGCGTTCCAGGGGCGGCTTCCCTTCTCGAAGCAGCCGGTCCTGCCGGACCTGATGCGGTGGTTGCGGGTGAAGGACCGTATCTGGCCCACGGTGAAGCTGGTCCCGAACGCATCGTTAACTGCCGCCGTAAGCCGTTCCTGATCGAGTAGGCGATAGGTCCCCTCGATGAAGGCTGCCTGTTCCTGCGTGAAGATGCGGTATGTCCCCTTGAAAGTGCCCGTCGGCCGGCCGCAGGTGTGGCCGCGGTTCGACAGGGCGCACTTGACTGCGGTTTCCGTCTTATCCGTGCCGAATTTCTTGTTGAAGGCGGCCGTCAGCTCGGGTATCCGCATCTTGCGGTATCCCTTTTTCAGGAAGCGAATCTCTTCAGGGGTGTAGTTACGCCGCATCCTGCTTCTTTCCTCCTTCAAGCATCGGCGGCAGCTTGCCGATCTCCCTCTCCGACATGGCGACCTCGGCCTTGAGCGCCAGGTGGGCGTTGTTGATGATCTCCCTGGCAACCTTTGTCACGGCATCGGCCCTTGAGATCTCAGACTTCAGCGCATCGCCCTTGAGGTCCTCATCGGAAAGTCTCTCGATCTGGCAGAAGAGGTGATCGTTCAAATCTATGAGCCTGTTCTTTGACATGGTTCATCTCCTTTTATTGGGGACCGTCGGCCGCGAACCCTGCGATAGGTTTCCTGACGGTCCCCGTTGGGGGGTAGTTTTCGGAAGCTGCTTGATGACGTACCATACGGCTTGCGCATACTCGCGGCCACGGGAACTTGGTCACTGTTTATAGGCATCGAGCCGGCAGTCGGGCATGGCGAACCAAACGAGAGGGGCAGCGCGCCTGGGAGCCTTTTTCTCCCTGGGGAAAAGCTCGTCCTGGCGCTCGTTGACCACGCCGGATCCGGATGTCTTCACCCTGTCCGTGATGATGTCCATGGATACGTTGTACTCCATGTCACCGGAGCCGGGGCCGTTTTTGAATTTCAGGCTGATCGGGACGGTGAGCGTCTTGTCGCACTTGAGCCATGCCTTATCCAGGTCTTCTTTGTGCTCTGAGAGGAGCATTCTGATCTTGTCGGATACCGCTTCCACGGTCTTTTGTCCTATTGTTGGCACTTATGCCTCCTTATATGAGTTCTCTGTCTTCTGCGAGCCACTCCGGAATGGTGATGGTCAGCACGTCGCCCTTCTCAAGGCCTTCAAGGTCGACGCTGGCATCCGTTATCTGGCTCTTCGGTATCCAGTCCTCGATTCCGTCGACCTCTATGAGGATGGCGCCGGCGCTGCTTGCGATAAAGGTACAGGTGATGTCGACTTGTTCTTCCATGCTCAGCTCTCCTTCTTTATGGTCAGTAGTATCTCTTTCGGTACCCGGCCAGCGAGGTCGACGCCGCTCTCGAGGATGAGGCGGATGAGGTCCTTCTTCTTGAGGGTGTCGTACCTGTCGGTCTTCATCTTCAGGGTCCCCGCGGCGAACTCCTTCACCTTGGGGTCCGTCAGGATCTTCAGCTCCTTGCACAGATCGAGGATCTCGGGGATGGTCTTGCGCTTGAGATACTCCTCGTGGAGCCGCCACTCCGTTTTCAGGTCGACGCCCAGGTGCTTGGCCATGAGGTGCTTGTGACTGAGCATGGAGCCCATCTGCATGTCTTCGAGGGTGAGATAGAGAGAGGCCCGCCGGATCCACGTTATGAGTTCTTCCGTGGCCAGATCCTCGAGCTTCTTCCAGATCTTCTCATGGCCTTCCCATGCGTAGACGTGTTTCATCTGCATTTCGTTAAAGAACATGCTCCTGGTGCGTTCACTGTTGGTGATGAGGGCCAGGGCGATGGTGCGCATGAGACGTTCGTCGTCGAAGGGTAGGGAAACGGCAACCGCAGGGATCCTCTCCCGGTAGAAGCGGTCCTGGAACTCCGGGCCGAGGTTCTTCGACGGTTTCGCGTTGCTGCCCGGCTCTTTGGTCTTTGACTCCGATCTGAAACATGCGGTGCTGGTGCAGGCCTTATCGTGGTGTACCTGTCCGGAACGGCGGTAGAGTATCGTGACGAAGGACTCGCAGTCCTTGCACTTCTCCCATGGCGGTCTGCCCGTGTAGAAGGATTCGTACTTGTCGTAACCGGTCTCTTCCTGGAACGCAAAGCCGTTCGTGCCGCATTCCTTCGCGATCTTCGTTTCCGCCCAGTTCTCGGTCAGGAAGGCCCGCTGTTTCTCGACGAAGCAGGCCGGGTTCATGCAGTTGACATTCTTCTCGGAGAAGTCGTCGCCGAAGAGGGACACCTGGACCTTGCTGTTGGCAGAGCAGGATGAGCAGCCGGCCTCCTTAGTCTTGAAAAGCGCCCCGCCCAGGGGGATGGCCATGCTGTCGATGTTGACTTTGACGCGATCCACACGGAGGTCCCAAGCATCCTTCATATGACGCTTATGAAAGCCCTCGACCTTGTCCGGATCCAGACGGAGGAGTTGCTCCAGGACGCCGAACGCGATCTTGCCGTCTTCCCACTCCTTGAGGATCTGCGCGGGCAGTTCCAGAACCCGGACGCGGCGGCGGATGTAGCGGGCACTGATTCCGGAGCGCTGTGCCAGGTCCTCGATGGCCTCGGGGCCCTTGGTGTCTACGTACGCCTTGAAGCTCCTGGCCTCCTCGGCCTCGGTGAGATCCTCGCGCTGCAGGTTCTCGATGGTCATGATGTCGAAGGCCTCGTCCTCCGTGAGGTCTTTGACGATCGCGGGAATGACCTTGAGGCCCGCGATCGTGGCAGCTCTCCACCGTCTCTCGCCGGCGACGAGCTCGTAGCCCTCCCCGGTGTCCAGGTTGATCCTTGGCCTGACGATGATGGGCTGCAGGATGCCGTGCTGCTCGATCGATGTCACAAGCTCGCTGAGCGCATCGAGACCGTCGTTGCCCAGTTTACGGGGGTTCTTCGGGTTGGGAGCGATCGCACCTACTGGCAGGTACTCGATGCTGTCCTGACCGTCCACGGGATCCGCAACGGGGGCTGTCTTTTTGTCGATCACTTCGGCGAGTTTCTTTGCCATGGGTTCTCCTTTTATTCGGGGCGCGGGGCAGGTACGTGACCCCGGCTCTTATGCGTGTCGTCGGCCTTCAAACCTGATTTCTCTCGGCCGGTTTTTGCAGTCCGGCCTATCCGCTGCCTTTCAGCCACCCGCGCCCCTTTCGTGTGGGTCGTCATGTTACGCCGCCATGGCGGTCTTGATGTCCTTGTCCAGTCTCCGGAGTGTTTCCAGGTCGATCTTCATGAGGTCCTGAGGGTAGCTCTTCCTGATTCTCATTTTGACGTCCGTGGGAAGACTGTTCAGAGCCGGGATGATGGCGCCGAAGAGGGCGGCCTTCTCTTCCTCCTCGGTGAGTCTTGATCTTTCCCCGGTCTCTTCGGGCTCCGGGGGGTCTTCCGGTTTTTCGGCTTCAGAGGAGGCCTGTGCCTCTATGGTCGGACCTGAGCCCGTGGGTTCCTGCTCTCTCGGCATCCGTGTCCCCAATGCGGCCGCCGCTCGCTGACCACGTCCGAGCATAGCCTGTTCCTGGTACGCAAGCGCGAGCTCGGCCATGTCGATGTTGGCGTCGAGGTAAATGAGGTCCTGGTCCTGCTTCTTGGACTCGCCTGAGTCGAGGTCGACGCGAGAGATTGTGTCCTCAATCTTCCTGATCGTGAATACCGGTGCTCCGTCCCTGTACAGGCTGGCCAGGCGGCCGCTCGTGATACCCTGCACCATCATCATGGTCTGTCGGATCTGCTGCAGGGAGTAGATGGACGTTGTTTCGATCCTCCAGAGGCCCGCGCCGACGGTGCCGGGGATGATGCACTGAATGTAGCCGTGGAGCTTGCAGTATCCTTTCTGGTAGACCTCGCAGGACTCGGGGCAGCAAGGGCCGTGAACGTGCATGGGTCTTTTCCCAGGGGTCGGACGTTCCTTCGGCTTACGAGGCAGAGGGGACGTGCAGACACGCTGCATCTTACCGTCGATCTCGCGGTAGTCGCTGAGGAACTTGGCGCCGTTCGTGCCCCAGTTGACCAGCTTGTGGGGTATGTTCTGAAACCAGTCGTTGAACATGAAGACGATCGGCACACTCCGGATCTGGCCGTCGGAGTCGTTGTAGAGCTGGTGCAGTTTCTCGGCATTCAGCGGGTTGATCTTGCAGTCCGACGGTCGGACCGTGAAATAGTCCTGGTTGGTGGGAATGAGCTTCGACTTTCCCTTGGGGTCGTTGCCGAGCTTCCGGTCGATCTCGTACCACAGCGCGCCCTCGGCCACCATACGATTATAGATGTCCTTGTCCAGGTCGGTGCATCCGGATTTCAGGATCTTGATGCCGGGCCGCAGCTTGCCGAGAAGGGGCATTCTCTGCGCTATGTCAGTGCTTCCGAGCAGATCGTCTCTAAAGTCTTCCATTGTTACCTCCTGTATTGTTTCTGCCCTTCGGGCAGATATGTTTTCTGAGTTCCATGTCAAGGAATACGAGGCCGCCGAGGCGGGTCTTGATGACGAGGATCTCCTCGCCGCAGTGCCGGCAGAGCTGCGTCCGGACCTGTCTCGATTGCGTGAGCCGCTGGCGGACAATGTTTGCTATCATGAGCTCAGGCATTGGTGATGACCTCCACGCCGTTCTCCTTCGACAGACGGATGACACCGTCTGCCATGGCCATGAGCTCCGGGCTCTGCGTGATGCAGATCTCCCGGTCGTAGCCGCCCAGGGTGAGGACCCGCCGTTTCATGGCGAAGAACTCCTTCTTCTTCTCGAAGTCGAGGGCCCCGTCCTTCTCGTCGGTGTAGATGGTCTTGAACTGTCGGCCGCTGGCGGTCTTGTTGTAGATACATATGGCTTTCGTGACCGCGTCCTCGATCCATGTCTTTTCCCCTCCGGACAGACGCTTGATGGACTTCTGCTCGTCTGTCTGGTTGTCGAAGACGGTAATGTCGAAGACCTCCTTCATCCCGCCGGCCGCCTTCGCGCTCTGCGTGTCGATGCGGACGGCAAAGCGGCCGCCGAAGACCTGCAGGAGTTCGTTGGCGATCGCAGATATCTGCGGGCCTGCGTCGTCCAGCTCCAGGGCGATGATGCCGTCATTGCCGAAGGCCTTCTCCAGAGTGGACCACTGGCTGATCTCGTCGTTGAGGTAGGTGATGCGGGCGCCGATGGTGTCGAGCTCGCCCTTGGCCTTGTCGATCTGTTTGAGAGTTTCCTCGAGGGCGCCAAGGTGCTGACGGTGTCCGGCCTCGCGGGTACGGGCTTCCTCGATCTCCTTGCGGTGATGGGCCTGCTTCCCGGCCAGTGCCTCCTTCTCCTTCTCGTAGTCGGGACCGTTGTCGCCGGCGTCGAGGAGCTTCATGTTGAGCTGGCCTATGGTCTCGCGGATGGCAACGAGCTCTTTGTTGACCTCGACTGCGTAGGTGGCGGCTTCGGTCTCGCAGGCTGCTACCTCGGCCTCGGTCTCCTGCATCTGCTTCCGGAGCTCGGGGAGTTGTACCTCAGCCTGTTCGGCGAGAGGAAGACGCTCGAGGGATTTGTTTATCTCCTGCAGGTCTGCCTCGATGGACTTCTGGGTGAGGAGGAGGTTGGTCTTTGTGTCCGTGACGGCCTTGATCTGGCCGCGGATAGCCGCGGGATCCCTGCGCTGTGCCTTGAGAGTAGTTATCTCAGCCTCGAGGTCGATTTCGTCCTGCGCGGGTTTGCTGTATAGTTCGATGTCCCGCTCGAGCTCGGGGATCTTGCTGCGGTCAGCGACGGCAGCCGCCATGAATTTACAGGCCGGGTTATCGACCGGACAGCCGCTTGACTGGATGTATTCGGCCTGCTTCTGTGCCCTCTGGAGCTCTCGCTTCAGATTGTTCTCTAACAGATTGGTGCGCGAGAATTGTTTCGCTTTAAGGCTGGACTCCTTCTCCGCTATCGTCTTGTCGGAAGAAAGGATATCGTTCAAAGCCTTGTTCATGACCTCAAGGGAGGCGTCGACGTCCCTGATATCGGTCCTCGTCGCCTCGAGGGTCTCTTCCTTCGCTGTTTTCTCTTCTGCCAGGTTCCGAAGATAGGGCAGGCTGGCGACCTGGGCCTCAGCTGTGGTTATGTTCCCTTTCAGAGTGCCCGCTCTCGTTGCCGCGGCCGCGGCCTTTTTCGAGAGCTCCATCCCCTTGGTCTCCGCTGTCTCGGACATCTTCCGATACCTGACGTTGGCCTCGTTGAGCTCCTTCTGGATTTTGTCGACCTCCTCGCGGGCCTTCTTCTGCAGCCCGATCTTGACGTCGACCTCGTTGATCTGCTCCTGCAGGGTGATGGCCTCCTGCTCGTGAGATTCGATCTCGCCGGCGATGCAACTGATGTCGGCCTGGGTCCCGGCGATGCCTGCCATGGTCTCCGGTTCCCTGGCCACGGTGTCCTGCAGCCGCTTGCGGTCTACCATGGCGACCTCTACCTTGCCGGAGAGGTCCTGCCTCACGCGGCGGGCCTTCTCGCCTATGGCCTGCAGGTGGGAAATATTGAGGAGCTCGACGAAGAGGTCCTTGATGTCGCCCTTGCTGTAGTCGCTGAGGGCCTTCGCGTTCTGCGCCCTGAATATGGACGTGAAGAACAGTTCCGGGGACCCGAGGACCTCCTCGACGGCGCGGTCATAGGCTTCGAGTTTGCCGTCGACGCCGGGGTACTTGTCCCATTCACCTTCCCGGCCAGTTGCAGGGTCGGGATTGTCGCGCCAGGTGTACAGGTACGCCTCGGCCTTCTTCCGGTCCGTGTCGATGAGGATCTTGCTCATGTACGTCGCCCCGTCGACCTCGAAGATGAAGACCTTGACCGCGTCGCCATAGGTATGGTCGTAATATGAGAATGCTGTGGGCCGGTAACTGTTGCCGGCGCGATAAGGCATAAGGCGGTACGGGTGAAGATTGTCAAGGATGGTGGTCTTGCCCGATCCGTTCGGGGCCGAAAAGACGACGATGCCGTTCAATGATGTGAAATCTACCGTCACTTCGTCGAGCCCCATACCGGCCTTGATGCCTTTGAAATTCTTAAGCAGCAGCTGAATTGGCTTCATTGACCCTCCCTTCATAGACGTGCTCGATGATCGTCTGCGGATCCTCCGTCTCCTCGAGGAGCGCCAGCTTCTCGGAGATCTCCGCGGTGATGCCCTGACCCGTGGTCTCGCCCCACTTCAGGAGCTTCTCCTCGAGGCTGCCCAGGCGGCTGATACCCTCGGCCCTGACGCGGACCGTGGGGATGATCTGCTTCTCGATCTTGACCTCCGCGGCGCCCCTTGCCATGGCCGCGTCGATAATGGCCTGCTCGTCGACCTTGCCAATGTCGGATTCCGCCACCTCGTAGACGATCCTGACCAGGTCGCCCTGCTGGACGTCCTCGACTACCTCGACACCCGGGAGGCCTTCGGGGCGTTTCGTGCGCATCGCGCGGGCCGGGGTCTCAACAAAGCGAGACTCGGCTAAAAAGGGCACGTGGCCCGTGGTCATCACGTTATGTTTAATTTCGTGGACATAGAACCCTTTTTCCTCCTGCTCCCCATAGTTCAGCCTCGTGATGCTGCCGGAATAAAAGATGTTGCCCCATTCCTGGCGTTTGTGGATGTGACCCAGGCAGTATAGGTCGCACTTCGCCAGGTAAAGATCCCCGGTCGTGTATTCCAGATCCTTGCCGGCCATGGTCTGACCGGTGGAGAGCTGCGAGCCCGTCACCGTGCCGTGGCCGATGAGGATGGTGGGGATGCCGAGAGCCCTTGCCTGTTCGTTGATCACCCCCCAGCCCTGCAGCACGTCACGGACCAGATCCATGGTTTCGCGGCCGGTGTCGGTGACGGACCCGGAGAGGGTGGCCATGACGTTGGCCTTGTTGATGGAGGGGAGCGTTGAGATAATGGCAACGGCTCCGTGAGCTATTATTCCATCCTCCTCGATTCTTACCATGTGGCGGTCCCCGTAGACGTTTGTGATTGCGAATTGCTCAAGTCTGTCAGTGACGTAGGTAGGGTGGGCGGTTCTGAGCTTGGCCAGGGCGTTGATGCTCCCTTCTGCGTCGTGACTGGTGGTGCCCCTGATGACGACGGTCGGCGCCACGTTGGCGCATTTATAGACGAACTCGATCGCCGCGAGACTCGCCGGGCTGCCGAGCTGGACCCCTTCGTCGAAGAGGTCGCCGGCGATGGCGATAAGGTCCGGCACCTCATCCATCGCCTTCCCCACAATGAAATCCCCGCACTTCATGATGTCCGCGAGAAGCTGCACCTTGTTGTTGAAGTGGACGTCTGCGATATGGAACACTTTCATAGCTTCCCCCCGTTCCCCAGCTGTATGGGCATCGGCTCATCGTCGATGCCGTAGGCGCCGGCAATCGCCTTCGCCTTATCCCGGTTGACCTGTATGGTTATGGTGCAGGCGACGTCCTCCAGGTGACCGGTAAGGGTGACCGTGGAGGGGATCGACGACTCGAACAGCTGTACCCCTGTGATGCGACCCGAAAACAGCATTGACATGGTTTGCCTCCTCTCAATTCGCGGGGCCGGTACCCGGCATGAGCCCGGCCCCGCTCTGTGGGTACTACTCTTGTTGAGATCCTCCTTTCCCCCGCCAGCAGCGCCAGCAATACTCCGCACCGGGAATTTTGGCTACAAGGTTCTTCTTGAGATACCGCCCGCATTTCTTGCACTGCCGGTCGGATAGGTCTGTGTTGGTATAGGGTTTCTTCATCTGGATGACTCCTCCCCCTCTCAGGAGCCGATGTCGGCTGCGCACCTTCGGTTTGCCGTCCGACGCTCCTGGAATTTCTGCTGGATCTGTGCGTACCTCTCGGGGTGAGCCGCCTTCCATGCGGCGACGTTGGCCCGGTTGATCTCCCTCTTACAGCTATCACAGTAGGTAATCCCCCTGGGCACCTCGATCCGCCTGCAGTGTGCACACAGCTTTGTCTCCTCGGTAACGCTGACGTTTCTTTCCTCGCTGACGAGGCCCCGCGCCTTCAGGTCCTGGTGCTGGCGCAGCATCTCGCGTTTCTTGAGGCCCCGCTGCTCATTTCCGGAACGCGGTGGAAACCCGGGATAGAGGACGTAGCCGCAACGGCAGGCGAGAGCGTCGACCGTGGGGTCGTCCCGGTACATTCTGTAGGTTTGGCAGTGGGGGCACAGAGGAGAATTTTCACGCATTATTTGCCTCCCTTCGCCTCCATGACCTTCCTCACATACCCTCTCGCTCCGCCTGAATAGGCGTGCAGGGCCTTAGGAAGATTGCCGTTATGCTTCCTGAGATAGTGTGCCAGGACATAGGACCCGGCCCTGACGTTCGTCTCGGGGTCGAAGAGGTCTTGTTTCCTGTAGGCTATCTCCGCCCTCCTGAGTTCGTCCTTCCAGACCGACCACCTGACTTGCATGAGTCCCTGCGCCCCGCACCTGCTGACGGCCTTCGGATTGCCGGAACTTTCGACCTTGATCATCGCCTCGATCAGGGGGCGGGACGGAGCTTGTGTATTGACAGGATGTGGCTGCTCCGTCCCTGTGGGGGTAGAGCAAAGTAGCAGGCACAGCAGGATGAAGGCGGGCAAAAGTTTCATATGTTCACCATCAGGATCGGTATGATCGCCGCGATGGAGATGATAGCCACGGCTGACCAGACGAGGTCTGACAAAGGGTGGTCGCTTTTGTGGGTCATCGAGACCTCCTTGGGTTGGGTGATCATCATGTGGAAAGAGTAAACAATCATCGTTTACCTGTCAAGAAAAAAATAAACAAAGATTATTGGTCAGACGGACAAGGAGACGACCCGAGGGTCGCTGAAGTGAAATTATTCCTTGCCTTCGTTGGGAGAACGCCCACGAGATACAGGAGGGATTGCTCCGGCTGGGGCGGTATGCTTAAGTGTGAACCGATCTCAGAAGAAGTACCATGCCCCCACTCGGTACTGATCTATGACACCCGTGCTCTGCGCCAGACCGGCCCCGGCTCCAACTCCACCTCCGGGACCGTTGTAGGAAGTGAAGATCCGCATCCATTGGAGGCCAAATCGGATGGATTCGTTGGCGTCCCAAAGGATGCTGGCGGCGTAGCTTTGCTGCATGTTAACCAGATTTGGCAGGCCGTTGCGGGACGCCGAACTGAAGTTGCGCTTTACGTAACCGTAGATTCCGTTGACCGACAGGGCATTGGTAAGCCACCAGCTGGCTTGGGAAAAAAGCCCGAAGTACTGAGGGGCTTCCGTCCACCAGTCTCCCGTGCGACTGGTGAAGGTGTAGGTGCCGGAATCGGCATCGCGGGAGAGGAAATTGCCGGCGCCACCGGAATCCTGGCCGATGAAGAAGCTGCCGTTGAGGAGAAGGCCCATTTGCTTGCTGCCTCTCCTTTCCGCAATGATCGGCACTGAGTAGCGGAATGTGGCTTGCCAGGCGTTTAGGGTGTCGTCCTTGATCCTTGACCGATCGGCGGGGTCCGTGCCGGGCTCCTTGTGTCTTCCGAAGTAACCGCCGAGGGCAAACTTCATGTTGTGAGGGCCGATCCTGCCAGCACGGTCGGTCCAGTAAGCGAACTCGCCCATGAGACCGGGCCAGTCGCTGATCGCGTAGCCGTCGTTGTATCCGCGGATCACACCATAGGCATCCGTTGCTGATATCGCCCCGAACATGGCGTTCAGTTCTTTCGTGAACAGATATCTGAATGCCACCTGGGGCTGCCTCACGCCCCGGTTGTACATGGCAAAGTCGTTGGCGCCGATCGCGGCTACGTAGTATGGCATGCCCCACTGCTGCCAGTTCTGGCCGATCATCAACTCTGCCTTCCGCCAAGACAGCGTCAGGAAGGCGTGCCGTATCTGAAAACCACCATAACGATTGTCAGTGTCGACACCACGGAAATCCCCCTCGATGAAGGCGCTCGTCTTGGCGCCCCACAGGTCGGGACCCTTGATGAGGAAATTGAAGCGGGTCTCAGCACCGCTCATGAAGGTGTTGCCGTACTCGTCTCCGAGCACAACCCTGCTCAATGTACTGGTCCTGTAGGCCCCCGCCGGATCGGCCGATGTGTTCTGGGAAGACCAGCCGAAGTCGTACTTCACATAACCGCCGAACGTGACATCATACCTGCTCGTTATCCCGCGAGCGTGGAGGGCGATCGGAACGAGAAGGCACACAGCACAGACAACCAGCACGGACCGCACCATTATCATCTATTCCTCCTTAATCCGGGGGAAGCGGACCCAGAAACGCGGAGCATCCCCGGAAGAAACCGGCAATAAAGGCAAGCAATATTCCGACCACTGCAAGGACAAACCACACACGGACAGTCCATAAGATGCTTGTTGATATCACCTTCCGAACGGAGATGCAAAAAAATCTTATTATCGAAGGGTTAGATTTGGGGTTAGGAGGAGCCCCCTGCCGGGCGGTGTCAGGGGTCGTCTCATGAAGGGCGCTTCGCAACCTCTCGGCAAGCTCCGGATCTCTGGCCGAGAGGTTGCGAAGAAAAGAGTAGTTCAAAACTGGAACACCGATTCAACTCTGTAATTACCGGGAACGGGCTTGCCGTCTCTATAATACTCGGCAGGTCTGATCCTATCGCCCTGATATGTGGCGCATCCCCCGAGGATTCCCAGCAGAACACAGACGATCAACGCTATCCGCAGAAAACGTGTTCGCATATAGTTTCTCCTTCCGGATCAGTCGCACCCACAGCTCGGGCTCAGGGTTCCGTCGCAACAAAGCGCCCGGCCTCCCTGGCAGCCGCAGACCCCGCCGTGGTGGGAACAACAGCCCCGGCGTTCCTCGATTGGCTGGTAATTACGGGTGCAAAGACTCTTCCAATCGACCCGTGGCGGATCTCGGTCACTTGCGGTCTGTTGAGACAACTGACCAGCGAAAGATGATGTTGCAAGAACCGCGAAAAGCACGAGAAATGCGAACCCCTTCATGGTTCCCTCCTGTAATTCTATTTACGGGCAAGAGCCCACTACTGAGTGTCGATAGGTGAGAAATCAACGTGGACTGCTTGATTCCTGATCTATCCCCGCTACCGGTTCTCCAACACAGACCCTTCCAAACTCCACATAAATCACGTTCTCCCCTTCTCCGTCATGGCGGAATTGACGGGAAGGGGATCTGACCCGAGGGACTTCTGGAGGGCATCGTTCTGCCGCGCGAGATTGCGCACCTCCTGAGTCAGATCAGCCACCTTATCGCCAAGCGATTTGATTTGCTTGCTGGCCTTCCGTCTCTCGCTGATCTTTTCGTGGAACATCTGGATATTCTGGACAAGAGCGGTCTTCGTGCCCTTATCGTCTGAATCCATGATATCGACGACCTTCGAAACGAGGCGACCGTATTTGTTTATGGCGGAGAGTTTGTCGCCATGGGCACTCGATTCCTTGAAAAAGTCACATTCAGATTTCCCGAGCACGCGGGCTAATGCAGGGATTTGGTTGAGTATGGTCGTACTCCCCCGGAGCATGTTGTTCAATTCCTGGTAGTGATTCATGCCGAGTTCTTTTGCGACGGCTCGTTGGGACATGGAGCTTTCGTCTATGAACCGTCTGGCGTTTTCTCGGGCCACCTTTTCGTAGTAAAATTCTTGCCTCTTGGGAGATCCACCCTTAACGGTCTTCTTCGGCATAATTATCTCTTAACAATTTTTATTTACTTCGCATAGTGTAGAAAATTGTTTACTTAGGGCTTGACAGGTAAACGAATATTGTTTATGGTGTACTTTATGGACAAAACGAAATCCAACCAAAAGAAGTTGGCCGAGGAACTGGGCGTCAATCATATACACCTTAATGCCGTCCTTAACGGCAGGGTCAAGCCGTCGATCAACCTCGCGTTAGAAATCGAGAAGGCGAGCGGCGGGAAGTATAGAGCGGTCGATCTTCGACCCGACATCCAGACGATACTGGACAGGGTGAAATAGCCGGATCGGGAACTGTCAGATAATGAGAGGGGGTAGCACATGCCCCAATTATCCCGCGATCCCTGCGGTGTAGTAAGGAAACAAAGTTGGAAGGGTACATGGACCAGCCGACTGATATGCTAGAAGCCATCGAGTTCATGATCGACCGTAACATCCACGGCTATAGTCGCAAGCAAATAGCCATTCTGGCCCGGCCCGACATCCGCGGCCGCGACGACGATGCCAAAGTAAGGAATGCGAAGAGTTGGCTGACGAAGTGCCTCGACCCCAACAGTGGCCAGCACTTCAAGCCGAAGGACATCGACCGGATCTGCGTGGTCACCGGCCGCGCCGACATCCTGATCAACCACCTGGCTGACAATCACGGGTTTGAGAGGACCGCCCGAAAGGTGAGACTCGACCCGAAGAACGAGGTTATCGTCCTCAGGCAGGCCTTCAAGGAACACGGCCTGGACCCGGACGAAATTCTGGACAGCTACATAAAGTCACACAAGGGCCTCTTCGCGGTGGCGTTTAAAAAAAAGAAGAGCAAGGAAGGCCGGCATTGAGCAGAACCGTCTTGGACAATAATGCCGAACTCTGCCCGGTCTGCCTGGAGAAAGGGGAAGAGAACCCGATGCTGAGGGGAAGACCGACCGGATTCTACTGGCAGTATCGGTGTCCCAAATGTGGGAATCTGGCGTTGGTGGAGAGAACAAAGGAGGGATTATGTCAGGTTTAACGGAAGCGATCGAAGGATTGGAAAAGAAATGTAACAGTCTGAACGAACTTACCAGCGCAGGACGGGACAAGATAAATGGGTTGAAGGAAGCTATCAGGGTACTGAAGGAGGAGTTCCCGGGGCACAACGAGTTTGAACTGGCACGACTCCTCCCTCAGGTGGTGAAGGTTGAGTTCTAACGCGCGTTTAACTCTTTTAGCTTCGTATGAACCTGTTCCAGAAATTCCACAACCTGATCTCGTGTTGGTCCTTTTGCGGCGATATAAACCTTCACGATCTCTGCCGCTTCTTTTAATACCTGGTCGTCTGACATCATTTCCCCTCACCTCCTCTATTGTGGATTTTGCCCGCAAGCAAATCATAGCACGGGGTGGGGGGGAATAAGCAAGGAAGGGGTTCCGCGTGGCTTTATTGTTGGTCAAGATGCTTCTGATTGTTTACCTGGTGATCCTGGTCGTCGCTGTCTTTGAACGGGATTGGAAGCTCGCCATGTACTGGTTCGGCGCGTCGATCCTCCAGGTGTCGGTGATCTGGATGAGGCAGGGGTAGGGGATGGGTAGACCGTCAAAGCAGACCGTCGAGTATTTCCCACATTATGTTCATCATGGTAAGACCCTTTTTATCCTTGAACAGAGATGGGGGGACCACGGCTATGCGGCCTTCTACAAGCTCTTCGAGATCCTCGGAAATGAACCTGGTCATTGTTATGATGCCCGGAAACCGGATAAATGGGAATTTATCTGCGCGAAAATGGGGGTTTCCGCGCCGGAAATCCTCCAGAAACTCTCAGACATTGAAATCATTGACCCTGAGCTATGGTCGATCCGGATAATTTGGGCCGATTCCTTCGTCCAAAGTGTCAAAGAGGTCTACCGAAAGCGCAGTATACCCCTTCCCGAGAAACCATCAATATCACAGTTTCAGGCGCGGGAAGGTGGGGGTAATGGGAATTTCCGCGCCGGAAACGATACCACAGAGGACGTTTCCGGTGACGGAAAGCCGGGAAGTAAAGGAAAGGAAAGTAAAGTAAAGAGAAACATATCGTCGGACACCGAAGCCGTCCGACTCGCCGACCTCCTCTTTTCGTCGATATTGAAGAACCAACCGGAATCAAAACTTCACGCGCTCAACAACGGCGGAAAGGAAAAAACCGTCGGCGCATGGTCCCTGGATATAGAGAGGCTCATGCGGATAGACAAGCGGCCGGCGGAAAGAATTGAGAAGGTAATAGCGTGGGCGGCGGCCGACTCGTTCTGGAAGGGAAACATCCTCTCAGGCCTCAAGCTCCGCGAGAAATGGGACACCCTCGTTGCTCAGATGTCGAGGGGAGAAGGAGCTGACGCCTATGACTGGTAAGGAGGCACCGTGAACAAGGAACTCTACAAAAACAAGGTCCGTGACTTCTGCAACCTCATGAACGTGAACGATCTTTCAAACAAGCCGACGGCCATGGCGATCTTCGACAGGATCAACGGGCGCTTCACCGACGACGACATGGTCAGGTCCTTCGATGAGATGATGGAGGCGGAGGTCATAAAACTGACGTATCCCATTCTCATGCGCTACCTGAGGAAATACAAGGAGACCAGGGTGGGCGCCGAGCTGCAGCGCCGCAAACTCCGGGAAAAGAACGAGGTCAAAGATATCATGATGACCCACGCTGAGATCGCGGAACTGGTCGATGCGGTCATCAACAAGAAGCCGACCTCCGTCCAGGTGCCCGACTTCATCAAGGCGAACGCGACGATATGGACGAAGGAGGGCAAGGCGCTTTCAGCCTACATCGACCCGAACGACACAAACCTGGAGCCCGGCAAGGCTATCACCATCGTCTACGAACAGCATGGGGACCAGATGGTCAGGGCGATGCACATCAGACCCAGCATGGTCCGCCACCGGATCCTGACTCCAAGAATGGACGGCCCGCCGGCCCGCAGGGGTCCGCAGTCGATGTTTGAGCCACCTCCGCCTGAAGACGATTTTATTCCCGAGCTCGAGGTAACTGATGAAGATGTTCAAGGCACTCTTGGATTGGATGGACCGGCAGGAAGTCACACTTGATGAGATACAGCGCAAGCAATGGAAATATGCCAGGGCGATTAAGGTTGAGATTGCTGAGATGGAGAAGGCCTACCATGCGGGCAACATCGAGGAGCAGAAGCGCCGGATGGTCCGCGCACAAGGATATTTCAAGAAGGCCGCAAGGCTGATAAAGGAGGGCAAATAGTATGTTTTGGATGCGCAGATACAGGCCGCCAATGTTGCAGGCTCCCCAGGAGCTACCCGCCAAGCCGCCCCGCCCCCTTGCCGAGCTCGAGGAAAAGCTCTCCACGTTGCAGCCCGGCCAGGTCATCGGCCACCGGATCCAGGACAAGACGGACTGGACCGGGAAGGGGGACCTGACGATCGTCGTCTACTGTGGCCAGATGGACCCGCGGCGGTTTCAGGACATTCAGGACATACTCAGCGGGAAGAAGACCGGCCATTTCCGGCCGCGGCAGGGGGTGGAAGGGTGAAAGGATTCAGGATCAGGCCACGACCGAAGCCCGTTCCAGGGAGTATGGGCTCTTTGGAAAAACTGTATGCCGATCAGGTCCTCGAGGAGCGCAAACGGCGTGGGGAGATCGTGAGCTACCGCTATGAAGCCTTGAAGCTGAGACTTGCCGCGAACACGTTCTACACGCCCGACTTTGTAGTCACGTTCGACGATCACATCGAGCTGCATGAAACGAAAGGTTTCTGGGAGGAAGACGCCCGGGTCAAGATCAAGGTGGCGGCAGCCATGTATCCGGAGTTCGTCTTCATCGGGGTGGAATACAAGAAGCGCGAGGAAGACAGGAAAGTGAGGGGAGCGCCGAAGCACTGGCACTATGAGGCGTTCAGTCAGATGGTGGCTGCCTGATGGACCCCAAGCCCCAACTCCAGCCCCTCCTGAACCCCCACCGCCCGATCGTCTGCGCCCACTGCATGCACGGCCACCAGGTAGAGGTAATCACCGGCCGGGCGAACAGCCCGGTTGAGTACCACTGCGGCTGCGGGAACTATGCGGTTGTGGGCGTGCCGGCACGGTGGCCGTTTATGGTGGCTGTAAAAGAGCCCGTAACTTATTCCACAACATATTTCAGCGGTGTAAATCCCGCTAATAATATTAACGCAAACAGCAGTAGCCCGATGCAACTTGGCGAAAGTCTTATTGAAAAAAGGCGAAAAGGCGAAATGCTTAAGCCGCTCAAGGAGGAAAAGAGCATGGGGAGACACCTCATCTGTAAAGTCGAAGGCTGCGAGAAGTACGGAGCGTTTTTCGGGTTCTGCGCCACGCACTTCCGCGTGGAATACGGGATTACGTACTACACATACCTGAAGAATAGGGCGCATAACGGCGAGGATCCGAAGTCCGTCGCTCTCAGGATAAAGACGGACGACCATTTGAACTCGGTCGATGCTGGTCGCAAGAATCCGCCGGCAGCTGAAACGAAACCCCCGAAACCTGAGAAAGAAAAGCCCGTCCGTGAAACGAAGGAGCCCGCGGCTGAAACGATATCCCCGAAAGAGGAGTCAAAGGCGGCGCCGGATGAAACGCAGAAAGCAGGCAAGCCAATCGGCCTCGTCGGCAAGGATTTCATCACCATCGTCTGCAAGGAAGACTTAATCGACAGGATCCGGGAGCACGCGAACGCGGAGTTCCGGACACCGGAGCAGCAGGTAGCGTGGTATCTGCACCACGGAATGAAGGCCTGCGGAGCATGAACGATCCGAGCCTCTGGGAGCTCATTCTGTGCGGGATAGTCGTGGTGTGCGGTCTGGGCCTGTATGTCGTCGAGCTACTGGAGATGGTGATGAAGGGGGATAAGTGAGCGAATCCGATCAGCGCTTCGGAAAGAGGGACGAGAGAACAATGGGTATGGCAGACTCCATCAAGATTCTGGGTCACACATACACGTTCGAATACAGGGACCTTCGGCACGAGGGGATACCTGGGTAACAGCTGCGGGATGAAAGGATATATCCGGGTGGATACCTGTCAGACGGAGTCCCAGCAGAAAGAGACGTTGCTGCATGAGATATTTCACCAGATCTCGTATGCGCTGCATCTCGAATTGAAGGAGGATACGGTGCAACGGCTCGCGGCGGGTATCCAGGCTCTTATTGTCGACAATCCGGAGATGTTCACGATGACGCTGCCTCGAAGAACAGAGAAAGATGCCTGAGGATCCCGAAATAGTCGGTCGCAAGCCGATCATCGATTTCTTGAGAATGTTCATGGACCTGAAGCCCTCCTCGTCCGAGAAACACAAGTGGCAGAAGGTGAAGAGGTGGGAGAAGCAGTACGGCCTTCCTCTCGACAGGCATGTCAACGGCAAGCCCTATATCGATCCCGAGAAATTCAGTAGCTGGTGGGACGAATTCCGCACCAAAAAGAATGAGGGCTCTTTGAGGGTCTTTTGAGGGTCTTTTGCAGTCCCTTTGAGGTCTGTCGCATGTGACAGCCCTCCGGTAGACTGTTTACATGCGTTCGTCGAAGCCTCTTGTTTCAAAGACCACCGGAAAAAAGGGGAAGCCCGCAGCGGCGACCCCTCCGACCTCCACACGAAAACCAAACAAAGGGGTGACCACCGAAGCCTCCAGGGGTAAGGCAGGTCGCCCCACGAGTAAAACCTCCAAGGATAAGGGCGGTCGCCCGACCAAGTATAGACCCGAGTATTGTGAGGCGATCATCGCCTTCTTCAGCAAGGACCCGACCACGCTGAAGGAAGTATCCCACATCACAAAGACAGGCATCACGAAGCATATGGTCGAGGTTCCCGAGAAGCTCCCCCTGCTGTCCGCCTTCGCCCGGTCGATCGGTGTCGATGAGAACACCCTGCTGAACTGGACGAAGGAACACGAGGAGTTTTTGGGAGCGTATACGCGTGCGAAGGCTCTGCAGAAGGAATTCCTGATCCACAATGGCCTCGCCGGCCTCTATGACACCAAGTTCGCCATGTTCGTCGCGGTCAACTGCACGGACATGAGGGACAAGGTTGACCATACCATCGGCAACCCGGACGGTTCCCCGCTGGGCAACATCCTCGATAGGGTCTGCAACCACACGAAAGGGATCCCGAGTGAGCGCTCAAGCTAACAACACGGCCCAATCCCTGGACCGGCAGATCGAAGAGCACTTCGACGACCAGCTGTGGCGTCTGAACAACCTCTACTGGATAATCAACGAGAAGGGCGAGAAGGTCAAGTTCCAGATGACCGCCGTCCAACTCGACCTCTACATGGACCTCTGGTACAGCACCATCATCCTGAAGAGCCGGCAGCACGGCATCACCACCGAGGTCTGCATCATCTTCCTCGATACGTGCCTCTTCAACGACAATATCCGCTGCGCCATCATCGCCCACAACCGAGAAGACGCAGAATCCTTCTTCCAGGACAAGATCAAGTTCGCCTACGACAACCTGGACGAGGAGCTCAGAGCCTGGCGCAAGGCGGACACCTCGAGCACCCGGGAGCTCAAGTTCAACAACAACAGTGCCATCCGCGTCGGTACCTCGATGAGGTCCTCGACGAACCAGTACCTCCATATATCGGAGTTCGGCAAGACCTGCAGGAAGTATCCTGAGAAGGCGAAGGAGATCGTCACCGGTGCCCTGAACACGGTCCACGTCGGCCAGGTGATCATCATTGAGTCCACCGCCGAGGGCAAAGGCGGTTATTTCTTCGACTTCTGCGAGACAGCGAAGAAGGCCCGGCTCTCCAACGGCCCGCTCACGCCCCTCGACATGAAGTTCTTCTTCTACGCTTGGTTCGAGGATCCCCGCAACCAGCTGGACGCGGAGAACGTGCCGATCCCGGACAAACTCCAGGAGTACTTCACATCCCTCGAGAATCTGAAGGAGCACTGGCGCGGTAACCAGGTTATCAGGGGCGGCATCAGACTGACGGCGCGGCAGAAGGCGTGGTACGCGAAGAAGTGGGTCATCCAGGGCGACGAGATGAAGCGCGAACATCCGTCAACGCCTGAGGAGGCCTTTGAGACGACCATCGTCGGCGCCTACTTCACCCACCAGTTCCAGGCGATCTACCGCGAGGGCCGGATCAAGTCGGTCCCGCATGTTCCCGGAATCCCCGTCGACACGTACTGGGACATCGGCATCGACGACACCACCGACATCTGGTTCGTGCAGCCCCGCGGCGGCGTGTTCGCGGTCATCGACTTCCTCGAGCACAACGGTGAAGGCCTGGACTACTACGCGAAGGAGCTCCGGCGGCGCGAGCAGGACCGCGGCTACGAGTACGGCCGGTTCATGTTCCCCCACGACGTCAAGGTCCGCGAGTGGGGCCCGGGAAAGACGCGGGTCCAGCAGGCGGCCAGGTACGGCATCAAGGCGACGCCGGCGCCGGTGGTCATCAAGGAAGACCAGATCGCGGCAACGAGAGAAGTCCTCCCCCTGTGCATCTTCGACGAGGAGAGATGTGCCGAGGGGATCAAGTGTCTCGAGAACTACCGGAAGGAGTGGGATGAGCACAACGGCTGCTACCGGAACCAGCCGCTTCATGACTGGGCCAGCAACGGCGCCGACGCCTTCCACGTCTTCTCGACAAGCGTGAACCTCTACGGGGCTCAGGGCTTGGAAGGCTTTCAGCCCAAGAGGAAATAGGAAAGGAGAGCAGTATGGACCCAAGAAATGTCGCTTTAAGGAACTGTGGCAACAGCATCGCCGGTGGGGAACCCGACCCTCATCCATCGAAGAAGCAAGTGCGGGCTCAAATGGGGCACATGGGCGCCGCAATTGACCGGTTGGAGGCGTTTGTGCCTGTTCTGTTGGACGTGCTCGCGCCGGTACTCAATGCCGAAACGCCGAAGGAGACGACGCAGCAGGGAAGGCCGCCCTATACAACTCCGCTTGCTGAAGACCTCGCCTATTACGCAGACCGCGTGGACAACGTCGTCTACGCCCTGAGGCAGCTTATAGACCGGGTGGAACTGTGACGAGCACAAAGAAGCCAAAGACGGACGGGAAGATGCAGAGCCAGCAACAGAAGGAGGACGGCGAGGCCGAGGCCAAACGGCGGGCATTTCTCGATGCGGAGGCGGCGAAGGCAGGCGACGTCATTATTCACTTGGACATCCCCGCTTGCGCACCCGCAGACGACCCTTGGGCGCACAGGTCCGACGGAATGCGCTGCAAGACCTGCATGTGGTTTGCGGCCAAGGCCGCGTCTCTGACCGTGCCTCTTGTCGTCACGCACGTCAACGGCAAACCTACGAGAGGCCGTCTCGGGCGGTGTCGCCGTCGTGCCCCGACCATGAACGGTTTCCCCGCGGTCTTCGAGACTGACTGGTGTGGCGATCACAAACTCGACGAGGGGAAGATATGAACGTCCTGTGCATAGGCGGACACAATGACGGCCGGGTCGTGGATGTCCCGGAGTGGAAACGCGACGGGGACACGGAGAGCCTGACGCACGTCGTAAAGCTGAAGGGCGACGGCGTGGAAGCGGAGGATATCATCTACCCCTTGGCACACCCTGAGTCAGAGGCAAGGGTGACGTTCGCCACCGAGCGGTACACGGTACGCGATGTCCATTTTAAGAACCATAAGCTTGTCAGGGTGCTCGTCATCCATCCGTCGGCTGACTATGTCTGGATACTCGAAGCACTCATCAGGGGTTACAGGCAGCCCAAGGAGGCAAAGGCATGAAATGTTTCTACCACAGCGCGGACCTCGACGGCCAGTGCTCCGGGGCCATCGTGAAGCATTTCTACCCGGAGTGCGAGCTCATCGGCATCAACTACGGGCGGCCGTTCCCCTGGGACGCGATCGAGAAGAACGAGCCCGTGTTCATGGTCGACTTCAGCCTGCAGCCCTTTGAGGACATGATCCGTCTGGCCAACCTGGCCACGCTGGTCTGGATAGACCACCACAAGACCGCCATCGATGAGTCCGTCGCCCGCCACATCGAGAAGGCTATCTCCGGCCTCCGGGAAGTGGGCCGCGCCGGCTGCGAGCTTACCTGGGAGTACATTCAGGACTTCGTCATGCGGGACAAGCCCGAGAAGGCGCCGGTACCGCTGGCGGTTCACCTTCTGGGCCGGTACGACGTATGGGATCTGAAGAACCCTCAGGTGCTTGCGTTCCAGTATGGTATGCGGACCTACAACACGGATCCGAACGACCAGGGATTCTGGGGCCGCTTCTTCGAGCCGGATGAGTTTCCGGGCTGGGAGGTAGACGGGATCATCTGGAAGGGCGAGGCCATCCTCGAGTATGAGGCGCAGTCAAACGCCAAGTACATGGCCGCAGCGGCTTTCCCGGTCCTATTTGACGGGCTCAAGTGTCTGGCCGTGAACAAGCTGCTATCGAACTCAAAGCTCTTTGAGTCCGCCTGGGACCGCAACAAGTACGATGCCATGTTGGCCTTCGGGTATCGTGGAAAGGGCTGGACCGTCTCGCTCTACAGCGACCGGGAGGACGTGGACGTCGGCGAAGTGTGCAAGAGGCGCGGCGGTGGCGGTCACAAAGGTGCGGCAGGGTTCCAGTGCGACGTGCTGCCGTTCCGCGTGTCGCCGATATACGAGACAGACCTGGCCTTAGGGCGGAAGTTTCCCGCGTCGTTCGGGGTGAATTGATGGGCGAGGAGCTCAGGGGGCACATGTGAAACTGGGTCAGGACCGATACTCATTGCTGGACCTGCACAACTTCGTCCGTGAGGCGCAGGAAGTGTCGACCATCTGGCGGCCGGAGTCGTGGACCGCCGAGGAGTTCGTCGACGGCCAGCAGTACACGTCGCTCCAGTACGACGAGCTGAGGAACGCCGGCATCGATCCCCTGACCATCAACCGCATCTTCCCGACGGTCAACCTCCTCCTCGGCCTGCAGATCGTGAACAAGTTCAACACGGGCGCCAAGGGCCGGACCCATAAGGACAGCGAGATAGGTCAGCTGATGAGCGAGGGCATCCAGTTCATCAACGACCAGAGCGGCACGGAGTTCCTCGTCACGCAGGCCTATAGGAGCCAGATAGTGCCCGGCATCGGCTGGCTCATGCTCGGCCATGACAGGGATCCCCGCAGGGAGAAGATCCGGGTGTCTTCCCGGGATTGGAAGGAGATGTGGTGGGATCCGTACGCCAGTCCGTGGCTTGACCCGGACAAGTGCCGGTACGTCTTCCACCAGCCTTGGATGGACATCGAGGCGCTCATGGACGACTACCCCGACAAGCGCGAGGAACTCGAGGTCTACTCTCATCAGGTCAGTGACGGCCGGCAGAACTCCGCGGTGAACATCTGGTACGACGAGGCGCAGCAGGTCGAGGACCTGAAGGGCACCTTCGGCGGCCGCTCCCGGCAGCGCCGGCGGGTCCGTCCCGTGGAGATGTGGTATCCAGTGTCGCAGAAGAGCCTCTGGGCGAAGTTCAGGGACCAGACGGCCCGGGAGATCCCGCTCAAGGGTGATGTCATGGAGGCCTTCGCCATGGTGCAGGCCGCGGACGAGGTCGTGTGGGCCACGGTCCGCAGGATGTGGACGACCTCCTTCCTGGATAACATCGTCCTCTATGACGGCCCGTCGCCCTTCAACCACGACTACTATCCCTTTGTCCCCTTCGTCGGGTACCTGGACCGCTTCGGCTTCCCCTACGGTGTGCCGCAGCAGCTCAAGGGGCAGCAAATCGAGGTGAACAAGCGGCGGAGCATGACGCTGGCGCTGCTGCAGAAGCGGCGCGTTGTGGCAGAGTCCGACGTGGTGCCCGAAGGGGCCACCGCCAAGACCGCCCTCGAACACCTCTACGAGGAGGCCAACAAGCTCGACGGCTTCATGGTTGTTGCTCCCGGTAAGTCAGGTGCCTTCACGATCCAGGAGGGCATCGAGAGGGGTGCCCTGCAGGCCCAGGTCCTCATGCTCCATGAGAGTGAGCGTGAGATCAAGGAGATCAGCGGCGCCAACGACGAGCAGGCCGGCTACAAGGGCCAGGCCCTCTCCGGCGTCGCGCAGGAGAAGAGACAGGCTCAGTCATCCATCATCCTGGCGCCGCTCGCCGAAAACCTACGCCGGTCGAAGCGGATGCTGGGGCTCCTGCAGGTGGCGGAGATCCAGGGTCAATGGACGGGCGAACGGGTTCTCAGGGTGACGGACAGGGCGACGGGTGCCGAGAAGTACGTGTCCCTCAACGAGCGCGTATTCGACCAGCACAAAGGGACCTACGTGGTGAGGAACAATGTCACTCAGGGGATGTTCGATGTTGTCGTGACCGAGGCCCCGCCTACGGATACCGTGAGAGAGCAGAACATGAACCTCCTCATCGAGTGGGCGAAGAAGGCCCCGCCGGAGATGACCCCGCACATCATGCTCATAGCCATGGACCTCAGTGGGCTTCCGAACAAGGACATGCTCATGGAGAAGCTGAAGGAAATCGTCGGGGTCAGGCCGGGCGACGAGGACATGTCCGAGGACGAGCGCAAGCAGCGGATCATCGATACCCTGGAACGGCACGCGCAACAGGCCAAGGAAGAGGCGGCCTTCCAGCAGCAGCTCAAGGGTTTCGCCCTCGAGAAGGTGCAGCTTGAGAACGACCTCCTCAGGGCACAGATCGACTCCGTCAGGAACGGCGACCCGATTGACATCATGAAGGTGAAGGTGGCCAAGGCCAAGGCGGACATTGACGGCTTCAGGGTCGGAGCGGAAGTGGCCGACCGGGCGAGACAGCGGCAGGCGGAGCAGATGCGGGATTACCAGCAGGGACTTACCAGGGAAGAGAAAGGAGCGACGGCATGACCGAACAGGAAGAAAGGGCCTTCGCGGCCAAGGAAGAGAAGTACTTCAGGAGCCACCGCGAGGCGCCGAACGGGCGCAACTTCCTCGCGTGGAACATGAGAGAGCACGGCGGATCCGTCGCCGACAACTACGCCATGGGCATGTGCCGGACGTTCCCGAACGCCCCCGGCAGCCGCATGTGCGGAGCTTGCAAGATAGAGGGCTGCGACATGAGGAGTCCATCAAATACCGAACAGAAAGGAGATTTATGCACACGACAGTAGAGCAGTTATGCAGTACGATCGGCGGCGGCCCCGGAGGCCTCAATAAACTTGCGAATTTGGACCTTCCCCTCAAGCTCGCTTATCGCTTCGGTCGTCTCCTCAGGTCGGCCCGTGAAGCTGCAAAGGACGTGGAGAAGCTGAGGGAAGGGCTCTTCGAGAAATATGGTGAACCTATCCTGGACCCTGAAGGCAATCCCACCGACGGCAAGCAAATCAAGAAGGAGCACGAGGAGCAGTTCACCGAGGAAGTGAAGGCGTACATGGCGACGGACCGGCAGATCTGGTACGAGCCTGTCGCCATGGCGGAGTTCGAGGCGACGGGTGTGAGGCTGTCGCCGGCGGACATGAATGTGCTCGCTCCCTTCATCGAGGGCGCTGAGGTAGAGGAGGAAGCAGAGTAGGCATGACCAAGGACCGGGCCATTGCTGTTCTGCGGGAGTTCGAGAAGCTGTGCGAGAAACACGGCCTCTTCTCGACCGTGGAATTCAGGAAGACCCCGGACCTGAAGCTGATCACCATCAAGGAGATCAGTATTAAGGTGACGGAAGCGACGGAGGATAGGCCGTTGAGATAGCACAACCCACAACCGAATAGCATCACGGCGATGAGCACCATTTGGGCCGGGCCGAGAACGGACGGAGATCCAGCCTCGCAGTCTTCACAGACGGAGGCAGAGGGACCTCAAGGTCGTTGTCGATCCGGCCCTTTTTATTTCGGGACATGCCCCGACAGAGCATGATTCGTCCACCTGGACGTTAAAAAGGAGGCAGCACATGGCACCAGAAGACGGCAGCACATCAGTAGCACCAGCCGCACCCGCGACGCCACCGGCACCGCCGGCGGCAGATGCGCCGAGTATCGTTGTCCCTGACGGGCCCGTAACGGTCCTGGAAGAGAAGAGCGACATAACCGACACCCGGGAGTCGCTCTTCGGTGACGAACAGCGTTTCTCGGAAGCGGAGCTCACGGGAGAGGAAGCAGGCGACGGCGCAGCACCGGCCGCCGCGACACCACCGACACAGCCAGGGGCGAAAGAAGCGGTGACGCCCCCACCGGCAGGCGACCCCGGCAAGGAAGTCCAGACCCCGGAGCGGGAGGCGGCAGCAAAGGCGGCGGAGGATGCCGGCAAGGACTCGATAGTAAGGGCCACGGAAGGCATCAGGCGGGAGCTCACGGAAGAGCGTCAGGCGAGGCGCACGCTGGCACAGCAGCTCGAGGTGGCGCAGCAGACGATCAACCAGCTCCAGGGAGAGATCCAGCGCGGGGTGACTCCGCCACAGGCCAGCCCCATGGACAAGTTCAAAGACTTCAAGGAACTCTCCGACAACGAGTACGACGATCTCGTGACCACGGACTACGCGGAGGCGCAGCGGTACATCAAGAGGCTCGCGGACTACCGTGAGGCCCAGCACACCGCGGCGGAGCAGGACCGGCAGCAGAGATCCATCAGCGAGGCCGCACAGCGCAACGCTGCCACCATCATCAACACGAGCAGAGAGGCCATGGCTCAGGAAGTGCCAGGCCTTTACGACGAGAAGAGCGACATCAACGAGCGTCTCATGACGTTCGCGGAGCAGCACGGCATGGATGGCGACCTGCTGGCCGCCCTCACGGATCCCGCCACGGTTATCGTGCAGCGGGGGGCCAAGTCCGGGATCCACCTGGGCAGAGGCGCCCTGGCGACCCTCAGGCTCATCCACAACCTCTACCAGGGCGAGGCGCGGATACGCGACGAGCTCACCAGGTCCATCACAGAACAGGTGATGGGGAAAGTAAAAACCGATGCCGGGGTCTACAAGAGTCTCGGCGACAACCCTGCGCAGACCATCATACCCGAGGACACCGGGCAGATCATCACGGAAGATGAATTCCGGAACCTGTCCGAGGCTGACCAGAGGCGGCTTCTGGGGGGTTAGCGTGCGAGGCATACCGGCTATAACGAGCGAGGTATAAGACATGGCAGCGACCGAATTCACATTGGGGCATCCCCTTGCGGTACAGCGCTGGAGTGATTCGCTGGCCGTAGTGGCAGAAACCAAGCAGTATTTCAACAAGTTTATGGGCACCGGTGACGATGCCCTCATCAAGATCAAGAAAGAGCTTCAGAAAAATGCCGGTGAGACGATCACCGTTGGTCTGCGGATGAAGCTCGACGGCGACGGTGTCGAGGGTGACAACCCGATCGAGGGCACCACGGCGGAAGAGGCGCTCAGCTTCTTCAACGACACACTCACCATCAACCAGAGACGGAAGGGCACCAAGAGCAAGGGCAAGATGTCCGAGCAGAGGGTTCCCTACAGCATGCGGAAAGAGGGCCGGGACGCGCTGGCTACCTGGTTTGCCGAGGACTACGACCAGCAGTCTATGATGTATCTGGCCGGCGCCCGGGGAATCGACACATCCTTCCACTTTCCGATCGGATGGAACGGCAGGGCGGGCAACCCCCTGATAGCTCCGGACGGCGACCACATCATCTATGGTGGCAATGCGACCGGCAAGAGCGATCTCGATGCCGCCGACGGGATGGTCCTGACGCTCATCGACAGGCTCGTGGCCAAGGTCGAGACGATGGACCCGCAGATGCTCCCCTTTATGATCGACGGAGAGCACAAGTTCGTCCTTCTCATGCACATCTTCCAGGCCTTCGCCCTCAGGAAGTCCGTCAGCAACAATGACTGGATGGACCTCCACAAGAACACCGACGGGCAGACGAGCCTCATCTACAAGAATGCCCTCGGTGAGTTCAACGGCGTTGTCCTCCACAAACACCGCAACGTAATCCGGTTCGCGGATTACGGCTCGGGAGGCACCGTCACGGCAGCCAGGGCGCTCTTCCTGGGATCTCAGGCAGGCATGATCGCCTGGGGCGGCAACGGTAGCGGCATCGGCCGTTACTCTTGGAACGAGGAGACGGACGACAGGGGCAACGCCCTCGCCATCACGGCAGGGGCCATATACGGTATCAAGAAGTCCCGTTACAACAACAAGGACTTTGGTGTTATCGCCGTCGATACCTATTATGAAGACCCGACCTAGACATCGAGAGCAGCAGGGGCGGGGTGATCCCGCTCCTGCCTGTATAACCACGGAGGTACACAAATATGGCAGCAGTAACCATTCTCATGCGAAGCGCAAAGGTGGCCGTGAAGGAAACCCTTGACGGCGCAGTAAAGGCGAAATCCTTCCGTCTACATATCGCCTCTGTCGCCAACGGAGGCGCTGCCCTCGAGCAGAACAGCGTCGCCAGGGCGGTGAAGCTCCCCAAGGGCGCCATCATCAAAGACATCCACATGCGGTGGGAGGCGGGCGGCGGCACGAACACGATCAACGTGAGGCGGTGCGCCACGTCCGACGGGACCACCCACACCGACATCAAGACCGGCCTCGTCGGAGGGTCCGCGGGGTACTGGCGACTGTCCGATGAGACGGCCGGGGCGGAGACGTGCGAGCACAAACTCGCAGCCGAGTCCTGGATCGACCTCGAGTTCGCGGGTGCCAACGGTTGGCCCGTGGACCAGTACATCGAAGGCACCGTGTTCTACGTCATGCCGACGTTCGATGATGAGATAGAGGACGTGAACGGCACGGCGGATGACGACGCAGGGGTGTAGCGGCTGAAGCAACCAAACGAGAGGGGGCCGTGAGTCCCCCTCTCTTACGAGAGAGGTGATCTAAAATGGCAGATTTGCAAGGCTGGCCTTCATGGAGAGGAAAGAAGTACGACGACGCTCCGCAGGCCTTTATGATCAGTCTGGGGCTCAAGACGCACGCCGGCTTGATCCTGGGCGGCGGTGAAGCGGCGGACCCTGTCGCCACGGCGGTCGCAGGTCAGAAGATGGCCTCGTTCTACACGAAGAACACGGGCGGCGGTGACAGCGAGGGACTGTACTGGCGGCACTACCTGGCCGGCGCGGGACAGTCCGGGGAGGCCCTCAGGGCCTTTGCTACGGTCGAAGGCGTGGCGGCAGCGAATGCGAGGGGGGCGCACATTTCCCTCAATTTCTCGGCATATGCCACATCCAAGGTGACCGGGGAAGGCCGGGCGGTGAAGGCCACCCTCCACATCCCCAACGGCGCCATGCCGGCGGGCGGGTCCTACTCGGCCCTGCAGGCGGAGATCTACTGCGACGGCAACGACTCCGATCCCGGGGCGGTGACTGAGTTCGCCGTCATGGACTTTACGGTCCAGGGCGGCAACTCAACGGCTCAGGGGCGGGTGAAGAACCTACTTTCGCTTCACGTGCCCACGGGCGAAGAGGCGGCAGGCAACATGCACATCAGCACCATCACGGCAGCCACGATGAACGCGGCATGCACGGAAGCCCTCCGGGTCAGGGTGAACGGGAACATCCGCTACATCCCGCTGGCGACGGCCGTGGAATAAGAATTCACAGAGGGGAGGTCGGAGCCTCCCCTCATACAATAAGAAAGGAGCAGCACATGAGGAAACTGGCGGTAACCAACTACAAGGTAAAGATCAACGGTGCGGAGACAGACTACGACGTCAGGGATTCCCTGGCGGACATGCTTCTGGCCCCGAAGCTGAGGCTCAATGGAGCGTGTCTGCTGGCGAATAACGCTCTCGCGACGAAGATCGCCGAGGCCCCGGGGCCCGATGTTCTCCTCGAGGAGGTCGAATACCAGACCCTCAGGAACGCATGCAATACCCTGACGGGATACGCTCGGCAGGATGTCGAACTGGTGCGGCGCGTCATGGAGGCGCCGGAAGTCACCGTAAAGGAGGCAAGCCATGATTAGACTCGAATACCTGGGGAAGAAGAGCGGTTTCATCCTGTCCCTTCCTTTCCTGTCACAGAAATACGTCGTGGAGGGTCCCAACACCACGGTCGACATGACCGACCAGGACGCCACCAACATGATGGCCGTCAACCCCCGGATGTTCCGGATCGTGGGTGTTTCCCGGGAAGGACTGACTCCTCCCGGCAACGTCGGTGTCGAGAAGCCCTTTGCGCCTCCTGCGGCAGCTGCGACGCCGCCGGCAGCCAACGTACCGGACGGCACCGGAGCCCCCGCGGCTGCTTCACCCGAAGGTGCCCAGACTCCCGAGCAGGCCGCCCGTGAGATGTTGAATGAAGACGACGGAGGACCGAAGGACCAGTTGGGCGGCGACGGCATAGAAGGGCCCGACCCCGTACCACCGGTCACACCGCCCCCGCCCGCCTCCGGAGATCCGGCAGCACCGCCGGCAGCAGACAGCAAGCCCGCCGTCGAACCGGTCACCATGGGGGCGCTCATGGGGTTCAAGGAGCCCCAGCTCAGGGCGTATGCCAAGGATCTGTACGGTTGTGAGTTCGGTCCCGACGACAAGCGCATGGGCATGATCAAGAAGATCAAGGAGCTCGAGCAGGCGAGACAGCTTGCGGCAGGGTAAGGGATGGGAACTCTGACCGCCCAGAGCATCGTCGACAAGGTTGAGACGACCCTTCAGGATCCCGGGAACAACACCTGGGGGGAGGCCGAGCTTCTCGGTCACCTCAACGACGCCATAGAGAAGATCTGCGTTCTCAAGCCGGACGCCTACGTCGTCACCGCACCGGTGCAACTTGCTGCGGGGGCGAAGCAGGCGCTTCCGGCCGGAGGAGTTTATCTCAAGGACATCATCCGGAACATGGGGGCGGGCGGAACCACATCGGGAACGGCGATCACACTTGTCGGCCGGGCGGACATGAACGCAGCGCTCCCCGGGTGGATGGCAGCCACGGCGAATGTCACGGTCATCCACTGGATTTACGACCCGAAAGAGGACCAAAAAGCCTTCTACGTCTATCCTCCCCAGCCCGCGACCGGAATGGGATACGTTGAGATGCGCTATTGCGCGATACCGGCAGACATAGCCGTAAACGCCAGTATACCTATCGACGACAGCCATGAGAACGCGATTATGCTCTTCATGCTCCATCGAGTCTGGTTGAAGAAGCAGCCGACACTGGCAGCTGGCTTCCTGGGAATGTTCATGGCCGACCTTGGGCTCAGCGAAGAGCGCAAGAAGGAAGACGACCCCAACAAAGCGGCTGAAAAGGGAGGTCCCCGGTAATGTCGACAGCCATCTCCGTTCTCGTCAACGAGGTACTTCCCGATGTGATCGGGTGCCCGTACCCGCTCATTGAAGCGAAAGTGAAGGAAACCCTGGAGGACCTTTCTCACACCGGCATTATCAACAGCGGGTTCAAGCACGACGTCCTTGCGTCGGACCCTACAACGCCCAACAACCGGATAACCATTTCAACACCGGCAGCGTTCACGGAGTACCAGCCTCTCGACATCCTCACCCTCCGGATCAACGGCGTTTCCTATAAAGCCACCCGCAGGACCATCACAGACAACCTGAACGACGTCGAATCGGTGGTGGAAGGGCGGACCAGGTTCTGGTACCCGGCCACATCGACGAGCGTCATCATATACCCCTTTGACGCGGTGGCGGTTCAGTTGTATCTCCAGGTTGCCTTCAAGCCACTGACGACGGTTACAACCATCGAGGACGTCTTCTACCAGGAATGGCACGGTGTCATAGCGGCCGGTACGAAGGCGCGGCTCATGCTGATGCCGAAGAAGGTGTGGTCAAATCCGCAGCTCGGGGCGGTCTTCCAGGGGCAGTACGACCATGGAAAGAACTCGGCGATCGTGTCCCTGATGTACTCGCGGGACAGGGAAGGGGACCGTCGCCAGAACGGGTTCATATAGGAGGCGCGGATGGACCCGATGCTCCAGCAACCGACCGATCTCACGTATCAGCCGTACCCGAGGAAGGTCATCCCTCTTACTGGCAAGTGGATCCCTGCCTATGAAGGTGTTGACCTCGGCCTCAACTATAAACAGTTGACTAACCTGCGATATACGGACACGCGCCTGACGGGCGTCGCCGGCATGACGAGGATCAATACGACCGTTATGAACGACACTCACCAGAAGGTCCGCAGCGCCTTCCACTACACCAAGTCGCAGCCGGAGGAATCCCATTTGCTCGCGCAGGCGTACAACTCGGATCTGTCGTCCTCGGTTATTCTGCAGAACAAGACGGTGGTGCCGAACACGGGAGATTTCGAGGCAGAGACTCTGTGGACAGACGCGGCCGGTTCTCGCAAGGGGTACTTCTCCATCGCTCCGGGGGAGGCGCTTATCTACTGCAACAGCAAGGAGACCCTCATATGGGGCGGAGAAGAGGAGCGGATGCGCGGCTTCTTCATCGCCAACCCCGACAGCCAGGTCATCTATGACTACACCGATAAGGTTCAGAACCTCATGGAGGACGACGAGAATCTGGCCACTATGACCACGACCGGCGGGGGCATCGACGAGCACTCCGTGGTCGTTTTGCACGCAGAGAACAACGCCAGTGACTCCTCGGGAAAGGGACACGATTTCACGGTTTCTTCGGTCACATATTCGTCGAGCAACCCGAAATTCGGAACGTATTGCTTCTCCTTCACCGGAGCCTATCCTTCGACTCTCTGGTGCGCCGACCATGCCGATTTTAATGTATCCGGGGGACTCTGGTCTGCCGACGTCTGGGTCTGCTTCAATTCCTTCAATTCTGTGAGCACAATCTGGGGCCAGGCGACCGACGCGAACAACTATCACCGGCTCTACGTAAACAGCTCCGGTATCGTTATCTACAACCTGGTCGCGGGGAGTGTGGAGAAATCAACGATAGCCTCCGGCATCGGATCCATTCAACTCGGCCGGTGGCATCATATTGAGATGACGGAGAGCGGTGACGATTACTTCCTCTATATAGATGGAGTGAAGGTATCCTCCATGAACACCGCCGATCGGCCAGCCAACTATACAGGCTATTTCGGTATAGGCGCCTTTCATGACACCACCTCGTGGTCCGGATATGCTCCCATGCTGATGGATGAGTTCCGCCTTTCCGTTGGTCTGGCGAGACATACCCAGGGTTTTACTCCGCAGGCCTCGGCTTATTCGGCGTCGTCATCCTCGACGCTCTATGTCGTGTCCCCCAGACCCCTTGATGCTGTAAAGCTCTACCTGAAGACGCCTAACACTGCCGTCGCATCGGTCGCAAGTGATTATTGGACGGGTTCGGCGTATTCGAAAGCATCCTCTCCGATCGACCATATGGAATATCCCAGCGACGCCGCGGCCCAAGCTGCCTACATCACCAGCGACACGAGCAGCGACATCCCGCTGGACCTGATGGAATATCTCTCGGACACCGATGCTCAGGCTGCGTATGTGACCAGCGACGCCGGGGGAGTCTCAGAGGTCGACTACATGGAGTATTCAACACACTCCCTGGCTCAGGCTGCGTATGTGACCAGCGACACCGGGGCGAACGTCTTCTCCAAGACGATTTCTAATCTCGGATCGGGATTCAACAACTTTACCCTCAGAACCGTGATAGCGGCATCGGGGGTTCCCGACGCCGTCCACGGCAGGTTCAGGGTCAGGTTCAAAGCGGGGACATCGAACGAACTCGGGATCACCTCGGCATATCTTGGAGAAAGTGCAGGGGGAGGGAGTCCTCAAAATTTCAAGACAAGTCCTGCTAAGGTGCAGCTCAAGTTCAGCGGCAATGCCGGCGTGACGATATCCGCCGGGACGACGCAATGGTCTGACTGGGTGACCTTCGTGACGGACGGAACATCTAATCTGCTGGTGTCGATAAGTACGGGCAACAACAGCTACGTGTCAGGTACAACATCCGGTGGAGATGGTGCCGGGTACAAGAACGCCCAGGATGCAGGGGTCGATGAGGTTACGGGCTACAACTGGCAGGCCGGTTACACGTATATCATCGACCAGGTTGAAAGCGCGAGCTACCTCAACTGCTACTCTGAGCCCTCAATCAAAACCCAGGGGTCGTATGCTCTCAAGGCCATTTCTACAACAGACGCGCTCAACAAAACGCTGACGCGCACACTAAGCCCGACTCTCAACCTGACGGGCATGGGTACCCTCACATTCAGAATCCGGTCATCCAGAACCGGCAGTAACATCAAAGTCGGTCTTCATCAGTCGGGTGGAGCGACCCTGGAGATAACACCAAACGTAGGCTCTGCGGATGTTTTCCAGACAGTGGTCTGGGACATCTCGGGGGTTGCCGATGCCGATAAGAACAACATCGATAGCATCATCATCACCATTGTGAACGCCGATGCCGCCAACACCTTCTATATTGACAACTGGTATGGCAGTTCAGAGAGGACCCTTCAGGCCTTCTCCGATACAATAAAGACCCAGGGATCGCATGCGCTGCAGGGCGTAGCGACTACCTCCGCCATCGACGCGACACTCACGAAGACACTGGATCCCCCGATCGATCTCTCCGGCGTCGAAACGCTCTGCTTCGACATCAAGGCATCGAGGCCCGGTATCAATCTGTCTGTTGCTATTCACGACAGCGGGGGTACCTGGACATCGATCTCTCCCAATATCCTCAATGCGGACCAGTTCCAGACAGTGGTCTGGGACATCTCGGGGGTTGCCGATGCCGATAAAGATGCCATTGACCGGATTCGCGTGACCGTCGACAACGCTTCGGTTGCCAACATCTTCACCATCGACAACTTTTACGCCAGTGGCCCATCGCTCAGCCTCCAGTCATATTCGGAGGCGGTACTTACAACGCAGGGCGGTTTCTCGCTCAAAGCAGTTGCGGCGCCGACGACGAGCCTGAATAAGACCCTGACGCGCACCATTACCAGCCCGGTGGACCTGACCGGCGTCGATACGATTGCCTTCGACATCCGGTCATCGAGAACGGGAAGCAATATCAAACTCGCAATTCACGACAGCGGGGGCACGTGGACCGAGCTGACCCCCAATATCGCAGTGCCGGACGTCTTTGATAATGTGATATGGGACATCTCCGGAGTGTCGGCAGCGAACAAGAACGCCATCGACCAGGTGCGGATCACCATTGTGAACGCCGATGCCGCCAACACCTTCTATATTGACAACCTGGGCCCTGCAGGCGGGGCGCTCTTCGACGGGACGGCCGCGGAAGGGGGGACAAAAAGCCTCGGTCAGACAGGAGTTATTTCCTTCGGGAATACGGTGAATGCGGCCAGGCCCCGCATGTACAACGGTCTGGTAGGCTACGTTTATCGCCTTACCTTCACCGGCATTGACCCTGCCACCACGGTGTATCATGCCACGGTCAGAACGCCTATCCAGCCCATCATCGACCTGTGGGACGGGACGGACCGCGAATGCATGGCCTTCTACATCTACAAGGACAACACCTATAACGATTACACCCTGAACGTGTACGCCAACGAGTATGACTCGACGGATGTTGCCACTTTTGTGGAGATCGACAGTCTCGCTGCGGGAACCAACAAACTGTATTTTGCTAGTTACGAGCGCCTCATGGGCATCAACTTCGGGATTGCTGGCGGGCACGTCAACACCACGGCGAACACGGTTATGACGGTCAGGTATTCCTCGGACGGCCAGAACTTCATCACCGTCGGCACCATCGATGATGGGACGTCAGGCGGGGAGGTGTCCATGTCGAAGAGTGGTACCGTTACCTGGAACCCACCAGCTATTTCGATGGAGTTCATGTCCAGGGTTTCTAAGGTGACCCCGAGGTACCACTACGAAATCACATTCTCCCAGACTCTCAGTAATGACGTCCAGCTCTTCTACGTGAGCGGGATCCCCGTGCAGAGACAGTTCGGACAGTACAAGTTCCCGCTCATGGCCCAGGATATGCTTTTCCTCTGCTGCGACATGGCCGGCAAGAAGAACGCCGCGATCCACAGTGAATACCAGACCGCGCAGATCTTCAACGGAGCGAACTCCACGGAGATCGAGTTTGGCGAGACCGGCGAGCTCACCTGTGGAGCGTCGCTCTACAACCTGTACGGTTATAACCTCTACAACCTGATCATCTTCTTCAAACACGGCGAGATGTGGAAGCTCAGCGGAGATTTCCCGCAGTGGGTTCGTCACCAGGTCAGCGACAAGGTAGGATGCCCAGCGCCGTCGACGCTGAAGACAGTGAGCCTTCCCGGAGACATCCCCCAGGGCCTCAGCCGCAACGTCATCATCTGGCAAGGATCGGACGGCGTCTACGTTTCCGACGGCAGGGCTCCCCTTCCGATCCACGGTGACATTGAAAACTACTTCGACCCCAGGAAGACGGCGTATATCAAGCCGGAACTGATCGGAGAATCGTGGGCGGATCTCGACCAGACGAAGATGGAGTATCACCTGCATGTCGCAAGCGGAGCCGCGGCGACGGGCACCAATACGGAACTGGTTTTCGACCTGAAGAGGTGGAAATGGTACCTCATCGACCGTGGCCCCGGGAAGCATCTGGCCGCGGGGGCTGAGGTTCGGGATGTTCATGGTAACAAATGGAACTACGGCTTCATCGACAGCGGCTACATGATGCGCCTTGAGAACGGCACCAGCTTTGACGGCAATGGCATTGTACACCGGTTAGAGCTCGGAGACCTTGTTTTATCGGAGAATGATTTCACCATGGAGACGAGAGTCGAGAGGATCGAACTCGTCACCACGAAGAAGAGCATTACTTCGAACAATATCACTTACACGCACTATGTCGATACCGATCCGGTTGGCACAAACTTTACGCTTATCCCGGCGGTGACCAACAGGCGTGTGGCGACAATCGTGGAGCCCATAAACTCGAAGGTGGGTGTTTTCCATTCAGGGCTGTTCGAAATGACGACGAACGACGAGGTAACGGGGTTCGAGCCGCTGGCCCTCGCGTATGTCTATAGCCAGCAGTACGAGAAGCTGACGAACTGAGGAGGGAGGAGATGGCTGAATACGGATCTTACTCAATACCGTCCGGTGTCCTTGATGTGTGGGAGCGCCGGCGCAACCAGAAGAGGCTCGGGGGGCAGTCATACGATCCCCTCGAGGCAACAGCGTTCATGAAGGGTGTCATGGAGGCCGAGCTGAACAAGCAGCTTGCACGCAGGAGGCTTGCCGAAGAAAAAGAGGCAAAGGACAAGGCCTTGGCGCTGCAGGAGTTGTCGATTGCCAACACGAAGGATTATCAGGACCGGTCCCTCGCGCAACAGGCCGATCAGTTCACCAGGGCACAGGAAACAGCCGGCGACGTCAGAAAGGATGCAGCGGAAGCAAGCCTCATCAATGCCGGTCTCCAAGGCGCCGGCCTCCTCTTGAAGGGCTTCATGAGCGGAGGTCCAAGTGATAGGGACCGTGTGGCGGATTCCGTCGCGCCCCTGACGAGAGCGTCGAACTACTTCAAGCGCACCTTGGGGGGGGCGAACCCTGGTGGTGAGACTGGCGGCACTACCGGGGCGGCGAGCTATTTCTCGCCAGCAGACACGGGCAACGCATTTATGACACAGGCGTCTGCTCCCGTGTCGTCGGCGCCCGCTGCACCGGCACCGGCCATAGGCAGCGACATCAACGCGGTTCCATCCTCTACCTATGAGACTCTGACGAAGGCCAACCAGGATGCGTCACTTGGGGAGAGACCAGCCGGTACCTACCGCATGGCGTCCCTTGATGCCGGCACCATGAAGGACACGGGTGCCCAGTTTGCGCAGCCTGCGATAGGTTCGCCGGTATCCGGTCCCGATATGCCCGGGGTGCAGACGAGCCGGACACCTTTCGAGACCGACACAGGTCTGGAGACGATAAATGCGGCTGAACCCATGTTTGGGTCCTCGTCAGCGGCTTCTCAGGGTATGTCCTCAGATATTGCTGACATACCGGCATACCAGCCACCCGACCTGCCTGAGTACGAGGCACCCACTCTGGAGCCGTTCAACTACACCAAACCGAGATCGGCATTTACCGAGCAGCAATGGCTTGATTGGGGAGGCGAGTACGGCAAGGACTGGAAGGAGAATTTCGATCAATGGCAGTACTCGAAGTGGACCGAAGACAAGAAAGCGGAGCAGGCCAAGTATGATCGGTGGGCCGGCGAGCAGAACCTCCTTGCCAGACAGAACTACGACCTGTGGGCTGCCGGAGAGAATGAGAAGGCGGAGAAGGCCTATAAGGATGCAGTGAAGAAAGTCGAAAAGCAACTGGCCGCCTCCAAGGCGGGGCAGGAGGACGGCGGGTCGCCGTGGTCGTTCAACACGAAGAAGCTCGGTGGCGGACCGTCGGATGAATACTACGGGCATCAGTTTACCCCTGCGAGCGACAGCGTGCTGCCGGCAGCCTTCGACCCGACGGGGTATTTTGCGCCGTCCGCTGAGCAGAGGTCGAACTATCCGGGCTATGCGACGAATTTTTCGCCGGCTTACGGCAATACTCCCCACGAGGTCCTGACACGGTTTACCGGGGGATCAGCCGGTATTCCCTCCTCGATAGTCAGTCCCGGCTATGAGCCCTTCAACTACGAGCCCCCTTCATACAGCTATGGGTCCAGCCGATCCGGCGGTTACAACGAGCCGTTCAACTACGAGCCGGCGCCAAGTTACGAAAGCCCGTACAGCTACTCATCCTACGAGCCGTTCAACTACGAGCCGGGAATTTACGAACCGTTCAAACCTGACGCTCCGCCAGCTTCAGCAACCGCATGGGGAACCCCTGAAGTGTCCCTCAGCAGTCGCGGGGGAGGCCTCGTCACGTCCGTAAAGCTCGGCAAGATCGTCTGTACCGAACTCAACCGGCAGAGGTACCTCTCCGATGAAATCCTCGCAAAGGACAGCGAATGCAGGATGAGATACATCCCTGAGAACGTCTACGCCGGATATCTGACGCTCTTCGGTCCTGTGGTGGCCCTGATGCGCAGGTCAAAGGCCTTTACGAACATCGTGCGGCCTTTCGGGGTCATGACAGCCCGCGAGATGGCGAGTCGGGTGGACCCGAGCATTAAGGGTAATTCTCTGGGGAAGATCCTCCTGAGGATAGGCATACCCCTGTGTGGAGTGGTCGGCGACGCGGTTCTCAATGCCATGGCCATTTGGGCCAGGGCAACGACGGAGGTGAAGCATGGCTAGGCTTGGCGGATGGGGGCCGGGACTTGAGGCAGGTCTGACTGCCATCGTGGCGAACAACAGGGCACAGGATGAATTGGCCCTGCGGCAGCGGGCGGCCGATCTGGCCGAGAGACGGATCGGGATGGAACAGGAAAGGTTCGGGATGGACAAGGACCTCCATAAGGCGAAGATGGACGAGGTCGCCCGGGAGAACCAGGAATTCGACGTTGACCAGATAGGGCAGGCCTGGGGTCAGAAGGACCCGGTTGCCTTCAACTACGGGGTCGACTACGCGACAAGGGCGGGTTTCATCAAAGCGGATCCCGGCACGGGGAAGCGGATGATACGGGGCAAGGATATGAGAGCCGTGCTGGGTCACATGGACAGCGCTCAGGGCGTTGAGGCGATCAGCAAGCTCAAGATCGCCGACCTTGAAGCCCGCATACCGACAATCACGGACCCGGCGGAGAGGGCCGCGGTCGAGAAGCAGATCGAGACGGAGAGGACCTACAACACCAAGGCCCTGGAATGGATGAAGACCCAGGAAGCCGCGAAACAAAAGGACCTCGATAGGAAGAGCGACGAGCGCCGGGCGGCGATCTCTCACTCTGACAAGCCGGGAGAGGCGGAACTGCGCAGGGCCCACGCTGATTACTACCGGACGAACACTGAGTTGGCGAAGAGCGGGACAAAGGATGAAGCCAAGGCCCGGGAGGCCTTCTACAGGTACATTGGGTCGGGGGATTTCAGGGATGCTATAGAGATGACGCCTCCGGAAGAAAGAGAGGCTAAAGAGCGCGAGCTCGTCGATGCTTTCATCAGAAACCTTTCCCGCGTGCCTGGCAGGAAGCTCGGAGGAGGTGGAGCTGCACTTCCCGGGACGAGCTATGCCGACCTTGCCAATACCGTGAAGGGAGCGCCCACGACATCGGAAGCTGTCCGCAGACTCAGGAAAACCTACGGGTACAGCGAACAGCAGGCGAGAGATATACTCAGAGAATCTCAGAATGCGGGGTACCTGAAATAATGCCAATGAAAGACGACCTGGGCATTTTTGAACCTGATTCGACGGGTGGTATGAAAGACGACCTCGGCATCTTCGGGCCCTCAAGGCGCCTCGGAGGGAAGAGTTATGAGGACAGCCTGTATGACGAAATGACGCCAGGCTCCCCGCTCAGGATGGGCAAGGAGGTTGCTAAGGGATTTGCGAGAACCGTGCAGAATACGCTCTCCGGCCTTGGAGGCCTTATGCAGTACACGGGGCACATGGCCGAGAGATACCCGGGCGAGGTCGTCAGTCGGCCGGATCTGGACGCCGACTCCATTCTCGGAGAACATGCGGGACAATTCACCGGACCGGCTACGAGAACCCCCGTCCCCGCCACTGACCCTTTGACTCAGTTCGCAAAAACCGGTGGGAAAGCAGCACGCGAGTATTGGGGAGAGGCTGCGAACGATCCGATCCTGAGGCCCAGGGTCGATTCCTACACCGACATCAAGTCCATAGCTGATGGAATCGACTATGCGAGTACCGGCGTTGGCAACCTGGCCGGGTCCCTCGCCATCACGGCGCTCGCTCCGGGCATCTATAAGCCGGCCGAAGTTGCCGGGGTGGTCGGAAAGGAGGTCGTGAAACGGGGTCTGGGCGGGCGTGTTCTCAATTTCCTGAAGCCTCATACGATGGATGTACCGATAGGTCTCATGGAGGGCGGCGAGATAGCGAATAAGCAGCTCGAGGAGCAGGAAAAGAATGGTGCCGACCTGTCCTTAACCCGGCTCATAGCGACGGCCGTGCCGGCGACCCTCATCGAGCGAGGTCTTGGTGTGGAGGCCCTGGCTGCCAGAATGGGCAGAATGGGTCCGGCTGCCAGAGAGTTCTCGAAGAAGAACCTGGTTCCACGGGTTCTCCAGGGTATGGGGGTCACGGGATTGGAAGAGGGCGCCGAGGAGTTTGTCCAGACCTACCTCGAGAACTACGGCGGAAATCCCAAGTCCGTCTGGACGAAGGAAGCGCTACGCGATGCCATCAACGCCGGCCTGCAGGGCATGATCGGCGGCCACGTCATGGGCGGCACGGGCGGGGCAGTGGCAAGCAAGCAGTACGAAGACGTCCAGGCACAGCAGAAGGCGCAGCAGGGGATTCTTCTCAATCCTGTCGACTACCAGCACCCAGCGGCTGTCAGGATGATCGAGCACAGGGCGAACATAGCCAGGCACCTCGAGGACTTTATCGCTGAGACGGATCCCGAGCTCGCCAGGGCGTGGGGTGAGCAGGCGACCGCGGCGATCGGGGCCAACCGGCCCGTGGATATGTCCCTGCTCACGGGGAGCGGCAAATTCGACATGACGGACTTCAGCGCACCGCCGGCCAAAACCCAACCGGACGCAGAGGTTCCTCCCGTTGCCGAAGACGCTGAGGTCTACAGGCCAACCCTGGACAAGATCAAGGAGGCCGTCGACGCCGGCACGGTAACGAAGGAGGAACTGAAGGACGCCGTTCTCCCGTCGATGGTCGAGTCATACGGCGCCGAGCATGCCCTCGTCACAGGGCTCAACGACCTCATTGTGAAGCTGGACCTCCCTCCGGGCGTGAAGGACGGCATGGACACGGTGAACAAGGCCCTGGAGGCCCCATTTGTCGCAACGGATCCCATCTACGACCTGATAGTCGGAAAGATGCGCGGCATCGAGGGCGGCACCGGCGGCCGGGTCGTGAAGAACCTCAGCGACCTCGACCGGGCGGAGATGCTCTTTGCACAGTTCCCGCAGGAAGAGCGGAGATCCGTGGCCGGGGTCACGAGACGGCCCGGGATGCCCCGACCCCGCACGGATGTCGCCCCGGCAGCGCCCCAAGAGACTGCGGCGACCGCACCGGCCCGTCGCCTCGGTGGTGAGCCCATACCCCTGCCGGGAGAGCGGGCCCCTGTCTCATACACCGCCGAGGACATGCGGACGCCATCGGCAGTCGCCTTCGAGCAGCCCGGTGACGTTACCGCGGCCAGGGCCATCTATAAGTCCTTGTCTCAGGACGACGACAAGGCGCAGGGCATCACACCTCTTCTTCTCGACGCGCATATCAGTGCCGGCGGTGTCATCCCCGCAAACAGACATGACATCGCTTTCAGGTACCCCCAAGCCAGCTTCGAAGGTGGAGTCACGAAGGAGGACGTCGACGAGGCTGCGGGCGAGGCAGCTTCTTCTCCTGAGAATGACCTTCCTGAACCCACGCGGGCGCAGATCGAGGCGGGCAACTACAAGAAGGGCCACGTCTCCATCCAGGGCTTGGATATCAGCATCGAGAATCCCAAGGGATCGGTCCGCAGAGGAGTATCCAAGGACGGAAAAGAATGGAAAAGCAAACTCAAAGCACACTACGGGTATATCCGGCGCACTGAAGGAGCTGATGGCGACCACGTGGACGTCTTCATCGGCGACAACCCGACGAGTCAGCGAGTGTTCGTGGTCGACCAGGTGGACCCGAAGACCGGGAGGTTCGACGAGCACAAGGCCATGGTCGGATATGACAACATCGAGGAAGCACGAGCCGGCTACCTTGCCAACTACGAGCCGGGATGGAAAGGCCTCGGGAATATGGTGCCCATGTCGATGGACGGTTTCAAGGCATGGCTGAAGAAAGCCAGACTGAAAAGAACGGTTCCCGAGGAACAGGTGGAGTCGTCAGGGATCCCCGAGCCAGGCGACTTCTACGAATTCGATATCAAGGCACACCCGGTCCGGGGCCCCCATACGGCGCGGTTCAGGGTGAACAGGGCATATGTCACCCCCCAGGGAGACGTCATCCCTCTCGTCGAGGACTTCACGAACGAACGGGGCGGTGGCCTGTACCCTATCTTCCCGACGCATGAGCGTCTGTGGGGGGCTCGCCTCGTCAAACCGCAGGAAGGCATCGAGCCGGGCTTCTTCCCGATGGGGCAGCAGCCACAGGAGGAAGCGGCCGTTGATAGGAAAGCCTCGGAACCCATCAAGACGAAACCAGCGAAATCCCTCATCAGGGTCGTCATCGACATGGGGGGATTGTCGGCTGCGAAGGTCAAGGCGGCTGGCTTCAACGTGAAGGAGGATTTCCAGCAGCACGGCCTTTCCTTCATCTTCCGGAAGAACGGTCGGAGCCTCGACGATATCGCGACGGAGCTTGTGAGCAAGGGAGATATCCTGCCCGGTCCCGACACCATACCGAGCGACAACTACGTGCTGTCACTCCTCCAGGCGGCGGCCAGGGGGCAGAAGACCACGGTCAATCAGATGCAGAGCGAACTTAATGTTGCTATTACCGAGCAAAAGGATGATATACTTGAACTGAGGGAGGATTTAGAGCGCCATGGTGCAGATGAGTCCCAAATCGAAGATGTTGTTAGATCGTATCAAGACGCGACACGAGAAGATACTCGGCCTGAAGAAACTGATCGGGATGCTGAAGAGGCACGAGCTCGTGGAGATGAAACCCGCGACGACGACGTCTTCGTCTCAGAAGTAGAAGAACCCACCGAAACACCCTACGAATTGCGTCCTGCTGAACCCTCGGAAGAAGGGACGGCCCTTACCCCTGCCGAAGACGAGAAACGAGCACAGGCCCCCCAGGGAGAAGAAACTGGCGGGGAATTGTTCGACACCTCCGGCATGTTTTCCCTGTCCGGCAACCAACCCCATGAACAGAAGACGATGAAGGTTGCCGAGAAGAAGGGCGAGCGTATGTTCGACGTGGAGAAGCAGGACGTCGACGAGCTGAAAGAGAGGTTATCAGGGGAGAAGGCGAAGAGGGAACATGAGGAGGAGGGGAAGAAAGAAAAAACCTCTACCGAACCCGGCAGGATCGAAGACTTCGGCGAGAAGATAGGGGGGGCAAGGAAGGATCAGGCCCCGTCGCTGTCAAGGGACCTTACCGATGACGATATAGCCACACAACCCCTCAACAAGATATGGCCTGCCGATGAGATAAATGCCATAGACGATAAATTCCCCGCTGCATGGGCATATGCGGCCCGGAGTGTAATACCCGCGAAACCACGCGTGGGCTACAAAGTGAAGGCATGGGTGGAGAAGGTTAAATCCATGCGGACTCTGGCAAAGGAGATTTTGGACGTTGAGATTGACCCCAAAGAACTCATGCGGAGATTACGGGGACGCCCTATATTGAATTCCTTCGGAGACAAGGTTGAGCTGCTCGCATCCATCGATCGTGACCAGTGGCAGCGTATCGGGCACGTGGAGGCGTTTCCAAAGGCATATTACTACGACAAAGAAGGCAAGAAGGTCGAAAGTCCCTTCACCCGTGTTGAAATTGACGGGAGATGGCATGAGTTCAGAGGTGCAAGGAAGATAGCCGATGCACTGCCCGGGGTAGAAGACCTGCTGGCCGGTCCCGCGTCCGAAAAGAAGATGCGGTTTGAGATCCGGACAATTCCCAGGAGCGGTGAGTATTTCATCAACAAGAAGGGGGACAGGGAATACCGGAAACTCAAGACCTTCTCTGACATCAAAGATGCCAGGGCATATATGAAGGAGAACTACAATGACCTCGTGGCCGCCTGGGAAGCGGTTAAGGAGAAGGACAACGTAAAAGAGACCGATGTGCGGGCAGAGACAAACCGCCCTCGGACAGCGGTCGATCGGCGTGGCGGAAAGGACGTTACACCCGAACAATTCGGCGACACCTTTGGCTTCCGCGGTGTAGAGTTTGGGAACTGGGTCGGCCAGGGGACTGGGAGCAAAGAGCGGCAAGGTATGCTAAATCAGGCTTATGATGCGCTGATGGACCTTGCTGAGATTATCGGTATCCAGCCGAAAGCCATATCCCTTAACGGGTCTCTCGGTCTTGCTTTCGGTTCACGGGGCAGCGGATGGGCCTCGGCACACTTTGAGCCCGACAGGCTTGTCATCAATCTGACAAAGCCCCGGGGCGCCGGGAGTCTCGCGCACGAATGGTTTCATGCCCTCGACAATTACTTTTCCCGTATGCGTAGCGGCGAAGTGAAGGTCAAACGGGGATTCGGTGCCGATGAGGCGTACCGGGCAAAGAACTTTATTACATACCATCCTGAACCCCTCTATGTTCATAAGACCGAGAGAAGCACACCGACCGCAAAAGCCCGTCTTGAACAGCTTCACAGGGATCACCCTACGTCCGAATATCTCAATCCCGACAACTGGCAAAAAGACCCTAAACACCCTCAAGGCGTCCGCCCTGAAGTGGAAAAGGTGTTTGCAGAACTGGTCGCAACGCTGGATGCGTCGCCCATGGCAGAACGCTCACGCCTTATTGATAAGGCACAATCAGGTTACTGGAGCCGTATTCTTGAACGGGCCGCCCGTGCTTTTGAGAACTACGTCATCAATAAGATGATGCAGGGTGGATACCATAACGACTATTTGGCTAACGTGCGAGATGTAGAGAATTTCCCGCGCAGTGAGGAAAGATACCCATATCTGTTGCCTGAAGAAATAGTTCCTGTGGCAGAGGCCTTCGACAACCTGTTCAGCACTATCGAATCAAAGGAGACGGACAGAGGTGTACTGTTATTCAAAAAGGAAAGAGCACGAGAGGCACAAACCAGGACCCCGGAATTCAAGCGGTGGTTTGGGGACTGGGAGGTCGTCGCCCATCCCGACATCGAAGTGACGGAACTCGCAGGCAACGAGATATCGGGGACCAATCCCAAGGAAGCACGTAAAAACGCTACGGAATACCTGAAAAGGCTCATCGATGGCCTCGACACGGATATCATCCTGAATGAGAGGACCGGGTTTGATATTCAGTTGAAACCTAAGCAGGTAAAACACGGTTTTCAACACAAAGGCAAGGAACAGGTCTATTCTGTGCCCGCGATGGTGGACCTCATCAGGAGGGCGGACAAGATCGCCACGAATGAGCACAGGCCTCCCAATCCCGACATTCCGTATGTGCATACCTTTGTCGCGCCTCTACGTATCGACGGGCAAATGTTCGCCGTAAAACTGACGGTCAAGGAATATGTTGATATGGGGAAGAAGTTTTACGATCACGAGGCCTTGAAAGTCGAAGAGCTTGCCGGTATCTCCGGTACCGCTTCTCAAAATGAGACGTTGGGTAGTCGGCCTGCAGCAAGCTCTAAGGTAAGTATAGCGCACCTCCTGACCGCTTTCAAGAAGGAAGATCTTAAATATGTACCCTCCAGGGTCGTGGATGAAAACGGGGAACCGTTGGTGGTGTATCATGGAACATCGAGTGCCTTTGAGTCATTCAGGCCGTGGTCCCATTTTGGAACCAGGCAGCAGGCAAACGTTATAGCAGATGAGTGGGGACCGGGCGGTAATACAATCCCCGTCTATCTCAACATAAGAAATCCCCTCAGGATGCATGATACCGGTTTCATCCGCCCTGACATAATGGGCGTAGTCAATCCGCCCGATATCTTCGACAGAGCGGAACTGGAGCGACTGAGTGGCGGAACTTTGCAGGATTGGGAAGATGCGATCCGCCGAAAAGGCTACGACGGAATAGTCTACAGCAATACGACGGCAGAAGGTCCAGGAGACTCGTATATTGCATTCTCCCCTACCCAGATCAAATCCGTCTACAACCGTGGCACATGGAACCCCGAAGACGACCGGATCTCTTTCACCCGTCAGTCCGACTCCTCCTCCGTCATTGAACCCGCCGCTCGTCCCAGACACACCGTCGAGAAGGTCGAGGGCTTTCTCGAACCCCTCCTCAGGAAGCTCAAGAACATCGGCGAGGTGAAGGTCGTCCAGTCTGTCGCTGAGATCCCCGGGGTCGACGCCTACGAGCTTTCCGATCAGGATACCGTGTACGGAGCCTACGACCGGACCACGGACACCACCTACATCGTCGCCGACTCCGTCAAGGACATTCGCAACGCCCATGCCATCCTCATTCACGAGGTCATCGGACACAGGGGAGTCGAGGCTGTGCTCAACGAGGACGAGCAAGTCAAGGTCATGCAGGCGGCCGTCGATGCGTACGAGGGCACGGACCGGCTGAACAGGATCGTGAAAGACTACGACCTTGACCTTGCCGACAGGGTCCACAGGTACGTCGCCGGGCGTGAACTCATAGCCCACATGGCGGAGTCCGGGGAAAAGCCCACGGTCATGCAGAGGATCATCGGAGTCATCCGGGACGCCCTGAGACGGCTCAACTTCCGCCTGAAGTGGACGGATACGGATATCAAGAATCTGATCCGGAAGGGGTGGGAGTATTCGGAAGGCGCGAAGGGGTTGAAAAGAAGCGATGGAGATGGGCAGGTCAGCTTTAAGAAGGACATGTCCACCGGTCCAGATCAGACAGCCCTGAGAATAGGCAAACGGATCACCGAGGAAATGAAAAGATGGAAGGGTGTCCTGTCCGACTATTTCAACCATACCCTAAAGGGTCAGTACCTTCCTGTCATGATGAATACACCCCAGGTGTTGCGCCTCCACCGTATAGGAATGAAAGACCTGCCCATGGCTATTACTGCAGATACCCTCACAAAAGCCATCGGCCCCAGACACAGCCTTACCAGAGACCTCATCGAACAGCTCCCGATAGCACTCACTGCCCCGATAATGGTTCTTAAGTCAGCAACCGAACCCGACAGCTTCGTCGTGATGACGGAGGCCCAGGACAATCAAGGCAGGTGGGTCATAGTTCCGGTGAAACTCAATTTTCCTGTAGGTACCATTGGAGCTCACGTTAACAAGATAACGAGCATATACGGCCGCGAGAATAATGCGCTGACAGGAAAACCGGAGTGGTTTATTGATCAGATCAAGGCAGGCAATCTTGTCTACATGGACAAAGAAAAGGCTCTTAGATGGTCCACATCCGCCAGGCTACAATTGCCCCTGGAGGAGACCATCAAGAACCTTAAATACAAAATACACTCAGAAGCCGACATTGTCAAGCCGAAATTCGGTGAAGGCCCGTCGATTGGGGGAGGTATATCTTTCCGCAAGGAATCATCGAACGACCTTCACAAGATCGAAGAAGAAGAGAGGGGCCTGAATGCTCTGCTGTCCGCCATGGAGGGCAAGAAGGATATGCCGGCAGCCCTCAGGAATCCCGATCTCGGTGACGTCACCTTGTATTACGGAGGAAAAGAGAAGGATGAAGGCGGCCTTCTTCACATCGTCGCCCAGAGGGCATTCGAAGGTTCTGACGATATCGCCGGGGACCTCGTCGGAGTCATCAAGGCGGTGGCCCTGGGGACGAAGACCCGGGAATACGGCGGTGAGATCGGCCGGGCCGATATAGAGTACGGTGACTATGTTGCCATTCTGTCGAAGTCGAGATTCACGAAGAAGGAAACGTGGCTTCTGACGGGGTTCAAAAAGAAAGAGGAGGGTGTCAAAGGGGAATCTTACAACCCCAGAGACTACGCACAACTGACATCCGGTAGCCTGTCAGAAGTGGTTGCCTCCCTTAGAGAAAAGGTAGCAGAGGAACTGCGGAATGTCAAGAAAGGGCGGAAGGATATCTCTTTCCGAAGGGAAGCATCACCGGAACCGGACCCCTTCCTGATCAACCTCTCCAGCAAGAATCCAGAACTGGCAAGAAAGCTCCAGGGTGTTTTCGGCGCCATCGATCGCAACAACAGGAGCACTGAGCCCCTCGGGGAACCGACGAAGGAGATCCCGGATCCGAAAGATGACAGCGACAAGAAGACGGGGAGCTGGCTGAACCGCGAGACGGCGGCGATCTTTCGAACAATAGCGACGGTGATGCCCGGGAGGATGCCCCACAACTCTTTCCTTGAGAACGTTCTGAAGAGTCCGGAGTGGTACTCGCACCCTGTTTTCAAGAACATCGTCCGCCTCTTCACCATGGACCGTGAGCGCCTTTACCACACGACCCTGGTGGATCTGGTCACCGTGGACGGGGAATCAGTCATTGAGGAGACGGACAGACTCAGGAAGGAGAACCCACAGGCCTACCGAGAGCTTCTCTTTGCCATCGACTACGGCGACACGAAATGGAAGCGCGGCGACGCCAGCATGGAGCGCCTGAGGGATCCGGACATATCAGAAGAGGCACGGGCGGCTGTCGTGGCGAACCAGGTGAAGAAGTACGAAACCTATCTCCGGGAGAAGAGAGGGGTATCCGACGAGGCCATCAGGGTGTGGAAGCTCCACCGTGCCAGCTACGACAAGGCTCTCGACATGATGACTTCACAGCTCCGAGCCCTCGTCGCCCAGATGGAAGAGGGCGAACTCAGCGCACAGACCAAGACTACCCTGAAAGAACTCCGGTTCGCCCTGGCATCCATGCAGGAGTGGCGCGGCTTTTACGCTCCACGGCTCAGGGAGCGCGCCAGCTGGGCGGTGCAGGCGGAGAAGGTGGTCGGAGGCAAGACAGAACGGTACCGCGAACACAGGAACAAGTACGCGGCGGAGCGCCTGGCCGACAGGCTCAGAAAGGAAGGCTGGACGGACGTCGGGGTCACCGAGATATCAAAACTTCCGGAGTCCGTTTACCAGAACCTTAAGGCAGTGGATGTGGCGCGCGCCATCAAGGACGCATCTGCCGGCCTGAAGGGGGAGGCCGCCGTGACGTTCAATGATGAGCTAATCGAACAGGTCTCCAACATGATCAAGTCCCGCGGCTTCCGCTCCTCGATGATCCACCGCGGATCCCCGGAGGAGATGGGTGTCGTCAGGGGCTACATGGAGGATCCCCTCGAGAGGTTTGCGACGTACGTGAACAATCTGGCCGGCGGGTTTTCCAAGGCACAGGTTGCACACCGTGCCATGGAGCAGCTCTTGGGTCAGAGGAACGAGAAGGGCCAGCTGGAGGGAGGTATCGACCCCAGGGCGGAGAGCAGGGCCTACGTCACGGCCGAGCGGTATATTGCCGAGCAACTCCGGAACCTGGATCACACCGACAGGATTGTCGGCGTGGCCAAGAGCATAGCGACCTTCAAGTATCTCGGGTTCAATCCCAGGTCGATGCTGGTCAATATGACGGCCATGGTGACGACGGCGCCGGCGGCCATCCATCAGTATGTCATGGGCGGAAAGGGCAGCATGACAAGGATCCTGACGGCAGTGGGCCAAGCGGGTGCCGATATTGCGACGGTCATGGCCGGACGCAAGCTCAAGGATGCCGACGAGCAGGCGTTCATCGATCGAATTCAGCGGGAAGGTTACGACGATCCGCAGCTCACCCGGGACGCCATGGGCAGCATAGACAAGATCCACCGCCGCCTCTGGTCAAAGGCGATGACTGTCTCCATGTGGATGTTCGGCAAAACAGAGCAGTGGAACAGGATGAGCACCATGCTTGCCGGGTACCGACTGGCCAGGGCCTCAGGCAAGAATGAGGAAGAAGCCTACAATCTCGCCCTGGATGCCTCGAACAAGGCTCATGGCCTCTACGGAAGGTCGACCCTTCCGTCTTGGGCCCAGGGAGGGAATCCGGCCGCCAAGGTTGGGCAGCTCATGTACGTCTACGGAAAGTTCAGCCACAACTACCTGCAGATGATGTATGACCTCGGTTTCAAGAAACACGACGTAAAGGCCTTCCTGTTTGGTTTTGCCTCTCCGATCGTTCTGGCTGGCGGTGCAGCCTGGCCGCTGAAAGACCTCATGGTGGGCATTATCAACTTCTTCCTGAAGCTCTTCGGGTTCAAGAAAGGTGACGCCGAGAAGTACGTTTACGACTCCGTTCGCCAGCACCTTGGTAAGAGGGCAGAGCTGGTTGCGAGGCACGGCCTCACCGGTCTGGCAGGGATAGACATATCGGGCTCGTTGTCGATCGGCGTCGGCGTTCCGAAGAGCATGTGGGAACTCACCGGGGCGGTAGGGGGAATCTACGACGACGCAGAGAAGAGCCTGCACTATCTCATGACCGGTCAGCCGGCGAGGGCTGTTGAAAAAGTCCTCCCGACCGGATTGGCAAACCCTGTCCGGGCCGTGCGGGAGAATACACGGGGCGTGACCTCAGAGAAGGGCAGGCCCCTGTTCAACGACCAGACAGGCAGACACCTGAAACTGAGCACGGGGCAGGCAGGTCTGAGAGCTGCGGGTTTCCGGCCGAGCGAACAGGCGGTGATGACGGAACGCAAACGGGAACATGACGAGGTTGTCAGAGGGTTCACGGAAACAAGGAATGGCATATACGAAGAGGCGAGAGCGTACTTCTCGGATCCGAACCGCGATTCGAACGCCCTGACCAGGCTGATGAAGAAGCAAGCTGAGTACAATCAGTCCATCCGTGATGCTGGCCTTGCGGGGATAGTGCCCTTCATGAAGTACTCGAATCTGAAGGATCAGGGCAGGAACATGGAGAAGCCAAAGAAGTCGGAGCGCAGGAGGTTTCAGCAATTGCAGTAATATCTTGACACAGCGCCCCGGAGGGGTATAATCAAAGTAGACATTCAAGATGAGGACCATTCGGCCCGGTTGAATAGACATTCACCGGGTCGCTTCTTTTACCGGCCCGGAAGGGAGGTAAAGGAACTATGATCGAAGTGGTCCAGAGCTACAGCCACCTTCTTAAGTCTTTCTCCAGCAGTGCCGTCACCTTCGCCACTGCAGACAACTCCATCGGTGCAACCGGGATAGGGACCGGAACGGTCGAGGCCGGCGAGAAGTTCACGATCTCAGGAGCCGCTCAGGCCGGGAACAACCGGACCTTTACTGCGGTAACCGTGAGCGCCAACAAGATCGTAGTCGAGGAGACGGTTACGGCTGAATCCCCTGGATCAGCTGTCGTCCTCAACGAGGAGTACATCGGCAGTTTCAAAGACGTAAGCCACTTCAGCGACCTCATGGGGTCCATAGCGGCTTCGCAGGCCTGCACCGGGTATGTTGATTTCAGCAACGACAAGCAGAACGTGGACTATACGGCGACGGTGAACGTCAGCGCGGGAACCCCTGCGAAGATCTCTGAGGGTGTTGTTGCCTACTACGCCAGGCTGAGGGTGCGGAACGGAGGAACGAATCAGACCGCCCTCAGGGCAAACCTCAACGGGAAAAGATAGGAGGGTGGCAAATGATCGACGAAAGGACGTTGATAACGGGAGGGGTGGGGATCGGCAGCGGTCTTTTCGGCGCGATCCTTGCTGCCCTGGGGTTCAAATCCCGTCTTGACAAGGTGGAGCAAAGTCACGAGGAGCTCAAGAGGCATGTCGTTTTCAAGGATGTCTGCGAGAAGTGCCAGGAGAATCAGAACAACCTCATAAAGTCATTAAAAGACAGCGTCAGCAAGGTGGAGTCTTCGGTCAACGAAGTAAAGAGCGATGTGAAGGGTTTGGACAGCAAACTGGACCAACTATTGCTGCAGAACGCGACCAAAAGGGGGTGACGCGATGGGGCGAAGGTTAAAACCAAGAATCTGATCAGGGATTGGGAGAAGGCCGATTTGCCGGAACGTCTGGAATTCCTATATATCATCGCCAGGGGTTACAACGTGCAGCTGTGCGGGTTCCTGAAGACGGTCGGCAAGTGCCTGTTGAAGCACATCGACACAAGAAAGGAGGGCTAATATGCTCTGGTTCACACACATCTTCGTAGCAATCGTTTTCTTTTTGGTCGGGATACTCTTCGCGGTCCGCAATCCCAAGCTCGCGGAGTGGTTCAACAAGGTCTATCTGAAACTCCGGGGCCAGGCGGCTGAGAAGGCAAAAGAAGGGGTCGAATATGTCAAGGACAAGACCGGCAGCATCCAGGTATCCCCGGTGTCAGGGAGTACGGTCATTAAGTACCTTTTGAGGCTTGGAGTCCCTCTTGCCGGGGTCTTTGCGCTCATGCAGATTCTCAAACCCAACATGGTCGAAGCCATGTTCTACAAGTGCTGTCTCGTGTGTGTGGGCTACATCCTCGCAGAACTGATATGGGTTGTCGGGTACAAGCGGACGTTCGACCGGCAAGAAAAGGAAGGGAGGATTACCGATGTTGGCAGGATTGCGGTTCTCATTTTTCGTGGTTTGCTTCTCGGTTCTGTTATTGTCAGTCTTACCCTCGGACTGTGATGGGCAGACCGTCAACCGCTGCCTGAAGTACAAGAGGCAGGTAGTCAGAGAGGCGAGGGTGTTCATCGGGGCCGATGCGCCCTATCACTATTTCATGGGGCAAATCGAACAGGAGAGTCGGTGCAGGGAGGGTGCGACGGCCTTCGACGGCGGCGCGGGCCTTGGACAGTTCATGCCGTCCACGGCTGAGTGGATCCATGGGCGAGAAAACGCGCTCCAGGAGTTCCCCATGAATCCCTATGACCCGCGGTGGAACATACGGGCTCTTATCCTCTACGATCGGTACCTTTACGATACCGCGAAGTGTGAAGGGTGGTACTTCGCTTTTCGCTCGTACAACGGCGGCCAAGGGAATCTTAATAAGGAGATCATTCGGGCCGGATCCTGCGACATCACCCTTATCGAGAAGCAGTGCGCGAGGAAGAAGATCAAGCTGAAATGTGGCTCCATCCTTGACTTCTGCAAGGTCAACATCGAGTATCCGTACCTCATTTTTGAAAAGGGGGAGAAGTACAAATGAACTTCTTAGACTATCTCAAGGGCGGCGTCATAGGCCTTCTCGTCGGTATGATACTCGCCGGCGCCGGTGTATGGTGGGCACGGGGGCAACAAGTGAAGGCGGTCAAAGTGGAACTGCAGGCGGCGAAGGATGCGAACACGACGAATTTAACAACGATCGCTGAGTTAAAGAAAGAGGCCGAAAATCTTAACAAGTCCTGCACGGCCCGGATAGAGACGAAGGACCAGACGATCAAGAGGCTGAAGTATATCGACGGCCTGACACCTACGGGGGTAATAAATGAAACGGACAACGCTGTTGCTGGCGGTAGCGGTGATGCTATCCTTGACGAGCTTAACGGGATGTGGAAACAAGGCGCTGGTCCGGACGGAGTACGTACGGCCGGTAATCCCTGATCTCCCTCCGAAGCCGGATTACTACCAGGTCAGGTGGCAGAAGACGGGCGGCGATTACTGCCTGGATGCGGAGAACGCGAAAAACCTGCTCAAGAACAAGGCGCTCCAGGATGACAGGGAAAAAAGCCTGGAACAGAGCATCGAGGGGATGAGAATTCAGTAGCGAGACGTCACCAATTATCCACGTACCAATTTTTAGGAACAGAAAGCGTTTGCAAACAATTAATTGACAACTACATATCACAATTATAGGATATTCGGGATATCCGCTTAAATGTCAGAATATTGGGGCGTTGACAATGCTAAGCAAGACGGTGACATTTGGCCTTGGTAAGGTTATGGGCTACGATATACGGTCCAAAACCCTGATTCCCCTCGAAGATGAACAAAGGAAGAAGGTCTATGAAGAGATCCTCCAGTCATTCAGAGACTTCGCTCGTCTCTGTAATTTTACCACAAATCTCTTGTATACCAGTAAGATTCTGAAAGTGAACCTAGGTGATCTCGGGTTCAATACCGGTTATGTGCCCATTTTGCAGAAGCTTGATTTGGAGACGCATTTGAACGGTAGGGTCTTAAACCAGGCCTTCAATCTAGCAAAAGCACATTTTGCCGGTGACCATGGCAAGCGCTTAATGGGACGAGGTGACACAGTATTGCCGACGCATAAATCAGACGGCACTCATCCTATATGTTTTCACCATGAGGCCGTAAGGCTCCATATCGATGAAGGGAATAAGTTCTATATCTTATACAGCCTATTTGCTGACTCGTGGGCAAAGAGCGAAGGGTTGCCCTCATGGATTGCTTTCGAGATACATCTCAAGAAAAGAGATCAGTCGGGTTATTTGCAGCTGCATCGGATCCTCGAAGGTGAATGGAAACACGGCATGGGTCAACTTGTACGGAGCAAAAAGAGCGCCGGTCGGAAATACCTGATGCACTTATCCATAAACTACGAGCCGGACCCTTATAAGCCACTCTCTCCAGAAACAGTTATGGGTATCGACTTGGGTCTTGCCACGCCTGCGGCCATCCATATCCGGAATAATGGCGATGCCCAGAAATGGGCAATGCTTATAGGGAATGGTAAGGCGATGATTAACGCGAGGGGCATCGTGAGAAGGGAAATAACGCGTCTCTTGCGCGCTCTCAAACGTAAGGATACACCCCTGCAAGGGCCGTCACGGGACGCGGCGACGAAGAAGCTGCGCCTGCTGAGAAAACAGGAACAAAGGATAATGAAAACGGCTAGCCAGAAACTAGCGGCAATTATCGCTGACCAAGCCAAAAGGAATGGAGCCGGGACGTGGCAGCTGGAAAATCTGTCGCTTATCGACCTCAAAGAAGGAAAGCCCTGGCTTGCCCGCAATTGGGCGGCTGGCATGCTGATAGACGCTATCAAGTGGCAGGCTAGACAGCTTGGGGTCGACCTGAAATTGGTTGACCCGAAGTATACCTCGCAGAGATGCAACGAATGTGGCCATATCGATTCGGAAAACAGGCCAAAGGCAAAGAGAGGACAGTCATACTTCAAATGTGTAGCGTGTGAGCATGAGGACCATGCCGACAAAAATGCTGCACGCAATTTATCCGTTATTGGGATTGACAAGATAATCGAGCAATCGATACAATGAAGATGATGCCGTATGGCATAGGCGTTTGTTTCGATACCGCCCCAGGCGGTTTCAGAACGATCGCTGGCCTGCTCGCGAGGCCAACCGGACCAGTCGCCTGTTATGAAGTACAGGTGGTTAGGATCCGCAAGTTCCCTCAAGGGAACAGCTGTCCCGCCATGTCCGGGACACGATCTGCATAAACGCGAACCTGAAGCTAACAGGAAATTGCTTAGAGGTTCGCGATGTAAGCGTGGAGCAACTCTAGAAGCGATGTTCCTTCAACCAGCGGCCGTGAGGCCTTGATTTTCATTAGGTTCGCGGAAACTGCGGAGGAAGCGGTTCTTTGACAAGCCGTTTGTACCGTGACAGTTGCAATCCGCGCGCATGTGCAGGTTGGAGGATGAGCATGAGGACGCAGACCTTCGATGCGACGCTCGTTGCAATCCGCGCGCATGTGCAGGTTGGAGGACGACCGTCGGGTCCACCTGGGCGATCATCATGGGTTGCAATCCGCGCGCATGTGCAGGTTGGAGGGTGACCGTCTATGATCATGATACCCGCGGCGCCACGTTGCAATCCGCGCGCATGTGCAGGTTGGAGGAAGGGAACCTCACACAGGAACGGATTGATGCCGTGTTGCAATCCGCGCGCATGTGCAGGTTGGAGGACCCGGGAAGGAATGAACGTGCGTGAGAGAGGCGTTGCAATCCGCGCGCATGTGCAGGTTGGAGGAAGAAAAAAAATACAAATTTTTTCATCCTCCCGGTTGCAATCCGCGCGCATGTGCAGGTTGGAGGTTCTCAACCCGCGCCATGTCGCATTCGTAACGGTGTTGCAATCCGCGCGCATGTGCAGGTTGGAGGCCATCACCATAGTGTTTAAGAACTCGAGGGTAAGTTGCAATCCGCGCGCATGTGCAGGTTGGAGGCATAATTTATGTCGAAGCTGGCTGCAGGCGACTGGATTCAAGTAATCATAGCGATCGTGCTCTTTTTGAACTTGGTTTACTTCTGGTACCAGGTCGACCTTACGAAAAGATTGAATCAACCAATATGTGGGGTTAAGGGCATCGAGCCTAAGGTGACCCCGGTGCCCTCCGGGGGAGCTAAGGTCGATGTCGTGTCCTTCGCCGCGATTCTGGTGAATTCAGGGAACTATCCTGCCACGGAGACAACGGTGTCATGGAAATGGTTCTCTGTTCAAAACAGAGTGAGAATTCCCACCAACCTCGAGGATACACAAAAGGGCAGGAAATTTGTCTTTCTTCCAAAACAGGAACTGACGTGGCTTCTCTTCTACGAGCAGGCTGAAAAGACTAGGGAAAGGATATTGGGTTACGAGAAATATGACGAAGTGGAGATTCTCGTGGAGTACCGTGACATGAAGAATGAGCTGCATCAGTATTCCTGCACATACAAAATCATGAGGTTACTGACCGGCGAGGGTGATTTTTACGACTCACTCTTGGTTAAGAGCAACCACCACCAAAGCGGCGGCAGTGTTCTGTGGAAATGGTTCCTAATACCCGGGTTGGCGGCGAGCTTTGCCGGGCTGGTGCTCTTGATCCTACGAGCGGGGCGGCGGGTGCCATAGGATCACCGCTTGGCTCACCCCTTATGCTCGCAAGAGCTCGGCCGATAATTGACAAAGAGGGAAGGAGATGGGGGCTCCCGAAGGAACCCCCACGAAATCATCTGCCCAACTTCCTTTTTGGGTTCGGAAGCAGTTTCGGCAAGTGCTGCATCGCCTTCTGATCCCTTTTTGAGAAATATTCACCCGCGTGATATGGTAGCCATTCGAGGTGAAAATACCTTCTGAAATCTGCGAGTAGCTGATTTGGGTAGAGCCTTGCTTGTACGACCCTTCCATCCGCGAATCGGTGTTGATAACTAGGAAGAGTGTCAGTATCGAGCTCCTTCACCTCCCGAAGCCACTTTGAGAACATCCGGCCGGTCGAAATGTCTGGCACCATCTTTTCGGGCAGAACATAGCCCTCGGCCTCCAGTGGAGCGACCAGGGCGAAGGTGAGCTCGTTCAGCATCGAAAAATGAGTGGGCGGGATCTCGGCGCGGTTGATCATGTAACGCTGAATATGAGGCGGAAGACTGGTCGGTGCTATAGTGTTGGTGAGCCATTCCCTAACCCATTTAGAAACGGCCACTGCAAACTTCGGAGAACACCATTGCCCCAGATTGATTGCCACGTCCGGGTGTACCCAAGTACCCCTGCTTTCATTGGAGCCCGATGATACTGTGTGTACCAAGAGGTCTATGGGAATTCCCATAGACCTCGAAAGTTCTACTAGAAAAGCTCTTGTGGTCGTCAATCGAGAGTAATCCGCGAACTTTTTGCCGACGGCATTGCACATCGCCGTGGCATTTATGTATCCATCTGCAGCACGCTGATTGACGAGTTTGTTTTCTACCTTATGCGGGATAAGCGCTAGTTCCAATTGCATAGTGGAATCTCCTTATTCAAATCACGTCCGAACTGTTCTCAGACGGCCCTTTGAACGTTGTTCCTGGTTTTCGTTCTCGAATTGTATTGACAAAAATTGGCAGGAAATGTGACAATAAAAAAACAAAGATTTCCTACCCTGATACGGGTAAGGGTCAATGGGTACGGTTACCAGGCCATCCATTGACCCTCTTTTTTTACTTGTGTCGTGGCGCCATCCCGTCGGCGCTTTAAATGATCATCTTTCAAGCCTCCGCATCGAAGTCCACTTTTTGATGATATCAAACCTCCCGACAAAAGTCAATGTACTGTCTTCTTTCTTAACATCTTGTAATACTTGGCGGAATGTGTGGTATAATATTGGTCCTGAATTTATTCTATCGTATCTCGACACCGTTCTGGCACGACCCTTGCTACGCGCGCACGTCCTTTATAGATATCACCGGACGGGAAAGACGTCTATCTGTCGATTATCTGTAGATTCCTGAGTACCATTATCTTTGAAATGATTGGGGAAAGTTGGCGGAGAGGGTGGGATTCGAACCCACGGTACGCTTA